GTAATAGCGTCCCCGATAATAAGGAGAATAAGAAATGAGTACTAGTAATAACATCACAGGTGAGGTGACCGATCGCCTCGTAGAAGCTTTTAACTTCTTCAATAAAGAGTTGGGTACTGAGTTAGATACTCCTGTATTCACGCTCATCCCCAATCGTGGTAGGCAGTCCTACTATGGTTGGTATTGGCAAGGGCGGTGGAAGGATGGCAAGAAGACATTGCCAGAGATCAACATCACTGCTGATACTTTGAAGCGTGATGTGGATGATGTGTGTGAGACTCTGATTCATGAGATGGCCCATTACAAGAATAATGTGGAAGGCATTGAAGACTGTAACAGTAACCAATACCACAACAAGCACTTCAAGAAGCGGGCCGAGGCATTTGGACTCAAGGTAGAACGTTTGAAGAACAAAGGGTATGCTCTTACTTCTCTGGATGAGAAGGGCAAAAACTTGGTTAAGAAGTACAAGAATACACATCTCAAAGATGACAAGAATCCGTTCCATGCCTACCGAGTGTCCAGTGAACGCACCATCATTCACAAGAGTGGCAAACGCTTTGTGGCCATTGACAGGTCATTGGCAAGTGAGGCCGAAGCCCAAGGTGGTGATACCATCAAGAACATTGTGGAGCATTTGTTGCAGTCTTATGTGTCTGAGGGCAAGTATGATGTCATGACACGTGGCATATTGCCTGCAGGAGTGAGTGAGTGAGTACCAGTGTGGTATTGGCTGTGCTTGGTATCATGGCATTGATGTTCATCTGCTTGACCTACAAAGCCTGACCCCATACAATATTGGTAGTGGTTACAGAGGCAGACACTTGCTCAGTAGTAGTGCTCAGTCTGGCTGAGTACATGGAAGGCAGGCGCAAGCAGATAGACAGGTATGTGCAAGGTGAGCACAAGTGGTATGGTGACTTGAGTACCACCACGCCCTCGGTAAGTATGTATGAGGGTAAGCTGCCTTGGTACCTAAATGATACACTACCAGACACTCCAAGAGTTAACTGAAGAAGAGTACACCTTGCTGTACGCAGTAGGTGGTACTATCTTTGCCCGCATGGGCTTGTCACTCAAGGTGGAGTGGTTAAAGATGTTGCGAGTGGATATGCTCATACACTTGCTCAATAATATAACCAACCTCAAAGAAGAATACCACCCCCTTAGAGAGAGCTTGGTGGGTAAGCTAAAACAGGGCCAGTTCTAGAGACACAACAGTCTAATAGAGCCACCCCCCTATAGAAACACAGTACGAAAATCCTATATACCATGGAAACAAAAGTGTGTTCTAACACCCCATGCTCCAAAAATTTTTGCGCAATTTTTTTGTAGAATTTAGCCAACGGCTTTTTAAGGGGTAGTAACGTAGGTATCAACCAACGACCTTATGGCACTATACACAGCCTCTTTATTGCCATAATTAATACCGAGCACTTTCATTATATCGTCAATTGCTTTATCCAATTCTACATTATTAGTTACTCGAACTGGTGTGGTGGAAGCCCCCGGTTGAGCCGGCTGATTTCTCATACCATTTAATATCTGAACAAGCTTCATGCTATTTTTATAAGGAATTCTAGCTAATTCGGTAATCTTTTGCAACAATGTTTCGGCCTGTAAATTTGTGCTTTGAGGGGCCGCGGCCGGTGTTTGAACTGTTGTAGTTGGAGGTGTGGTTGCTTGTTCTCTTACAGTTAAATAGGCCTCCATAATAAGATGACTGTCTCTATTCATACTGTTATTTAATTCATCTGTACTGCAACATACCTATACAACAACGCCTTTACCCCGCGCAATGCTAAATTAAATTCATGATAATCTCCATATTCAGACTGAGGCCCCACTATTCTTAATGCCATTTTTTCAATGTGTTCAGGCGTAGCTTCATCATTATAGGAGCTCTTCAATATATCATTGATTTGATTGGCCGCCTGCATTAAACCATGACTGGGATCATAATGAAAAGGACTTTTGGACATGTCTTCTGCATTCTCACTCTTAACACAATTGTTTACTCTTACACCACCTTTCATTTTGGTGCCTTGTTTATGATAGCCTTTCCAACACTTGGGGTCAAGTCTTTGTTCTGCATTTTCTTCACTTCCATTCACTTCACTATCAATCTTATTCCAAATAGGAGCCAAGTCTTTTTGATAATCCATTCCTCTGCTTTTCAAGATATCATGAATTATTTCAATATCCAAATTTGCACTATCATAAGAATAATCACCCACATTTTTTTCATCAGCAACAATGCGGTACAAATCCTTCAAATCTTCAATTAATTCTTCTGTGGAAGTATTCTTTAATTGATCAACGTGCATATCAAATGAATCTTTTTCTTCTTCCTCAGTCTTGTGTGCTGGTAGAGTTACACGTGCATCCTTTGGTATCATACCCTTTTCTTTCATATGGGTCATTAGATCACCCTCTTCATCATCATTCTTCTTAACAACCCTGTTCTTAAAGGCTTCAAATATCAAATGACTATCCGCATTCACTGTATTATTTATATAATTAAAAATTTTTTTACGGAACCGAAACCTTCGGTTTAAAGGGTATGGGGGCCCGACTATATACTAAATGAAGTCACGGTTATACTGGTTAACCAAGTGGTTTATGAATGATTGTGCAGTAGGAACTGCTCTTGTTATAATTGGTTATATAACGGGGTTTATTAGCTGCTGGTTATTAAGATCTATTATTCCGGGGTGATGGTCCTAAACCCTGCGCTAACTGGGGCGCTTTGTGGTTGACCACCCACCGGGGCTATTTGTGCAGAAGTCTGTTGTGGCTGGGCTTGCTGCACAGGCTGATTTACAGCGGTTTGTGCGAGTCTAGCTAAACCATTTATTATCATTCCAATAATAGCACGCTGACTAGCCTGAGGGTTGTCAGGATTAATATTAAAAGCTTGTAACAAATTTTTAACAGCTTTTTCTTGATCCGGATTTAAACCAAAAGCCTGTGACATTTGTTGTATATTATAAGTCGGTACATCCTGTCTAAACTGACCCAATTGAGGGTTTTGCTCAACTATTGTCTTATAGGCCTCTGATAATAGACGAGAATCGTTGTTCACTATATTATTTAGTTATGTGTGGAGCTGTTTTGCCTTGCTCAACACTTATTTTGCCTAATGCAACTGCACTTCTCATATCTGGCAATAACCCTCTATAATGGTTTAAAACATGGTTATAATACTGAGATTCTTTATCTCTATCTAACCGAGAAAGTATTGCCTCACATTCTTTAATTGTGAGTCTATTTACTTTCTTTAATTTTTTCTTTTTCTTGGCCACAATGTATTTATGAATGTTTATCTATATCTCTGAACATCTTAATACACAATAGTATAATAATGCCATTTATGATCATTCCCAGCGTAAACCCAATTATATAATCAATCACAACCAACTCTTTGTAGTCAGATATATTAAACCAGCCAATGTAGTTATTATAATATAATAAGCTATTATGCCTGGTTTACTGCTCAACATATAAATATTTATGTGAAATCATTTAAAGAGTTTATCTTGGAAAAGAGTATACACGATCCCGTTAGACCTGGTATATTAAAGCGTCAAACCAAAGGCAAGCTTACATGTTCTAAGGCCAGAGGAATCAAATCCAGACAAAAGAATAAGGGTAGTCATACTGCAAAAGCCGCACAACGCTATTTAAACTATCACTGTTAATAGTTTCTGTGTAAGTATTTCCCGTTTTTATAAACACATCTATCAATATTGTGTAATCTCATGTAATCAAAAAATCTTGCTTCAAATGCATCTATGTGAGGAAATAGTGATGGTTGTTTATAATTTTGTAAAAGTTCTTTATAGTTAAAATGCTTTGTGTTAATTAAAAAATTTTGATCAGAGAATAGCTTTGTGTAAAAAAACTTTTCATCTTCTTTAAATGACTCACGCTTTACCCCATCTGTATTGCACCATCTTAACATGTATGTATGAGGAATACTGGAATTTTTGTCATGCTCTATACTATCTTTTACAAAATTTCCCACATACAACGGTGTACTATCCCCAGTAAAGAAGCAAATATAATCTGTCTTACAAAAATAAAGCGCTGCCATCCCGTACAAACAAATATTATAATGTAGATTATTTGAAAAGTTTTTTTGTGTTAAATTAAAAGTGCTTAAAATATTTTTTTCTTCTTCATTAACACAGAAGTAATTATTTATTAAATTTTCTTTTTGAAGATTAGAGCAAAATAATTTTATAATTTCGTATTCTTCACACTTATTAATAATAATATCCATTCTAGAGTTTAAAATGTTGTTAATGTGCAATAGTCTGTCTTTGGCTAGAACATTTAAATAATCTTTCTGGTAACACTGCGTAGTAAATGTTACTTGGGGTTTGAACATATTATAATTACATAGATTTATAAAAAAAACAATAACAAGTTGCATATAAAATATTTTCCTTCATAATAAATGTATGGCAAAAATAATTGGTTATAACAGAAACAACAGTAACTCGTCAAACAAAGCTCTTGCGAAGCAATTTCGCGATAGAACGATTAAACCTATTATACCCAAAGGTACTCGACAAAAACCGGCTTACAGGGCCAGGCGTTCTGATTTTGGTTCAAAAAGAGGTTGATTAATAATATATTTGGCTATAATAAGATATGGGTGATACCATGTTTCAGCCTTATAGTCAAACATCAGGCACCTATAACCTTTTTAATTTAGGCTATTATTTTTGTCATAAATTTAATAGCCAGCCTTTTGTATATCGACCGGTAAGATTACTATACAAGGAGGACTGTATAGAAAAACTTAAAAAAGATTTTACTCTAGCCTACGAAGTAGTTGTACCCTACAAAAAAGGTAAGAAGGTAGAGACTGTTTCTACGTCATATGCTTTTGAAGGTGATGGAGTATTAGTCTTACTAGAAAGAGCAAAACTGGACACACTTGCTGGAAACGAAATTGATTTGGAGTATGATTATGATAGTGCCACAACCAAAGACATTAATGCTCACTCTCTCACCCTAATTGCCTTAGTTGATAAAAAAGAAAAACTAGACTCTTTGTTAAAATATTTTACTGTTCACGAAGAAATAGCAACAAATAATATATATTTGATTATTGGGACCCCGGGGGAAGGCTACACATTAAAAGAGTTTACAACAAAGCTTCCATGTAAAGAAATGGATCTTGAGTTAAATTATGGTGAGGGATTTATTAAAAAACACAAAACAATAGTTAAAAGACTTAATACACTCGGTGATACTGGGTTGGTTATTTTAAACGGAAAGCCAGGCACCGGTAAAACAACTTATATTAAATATCTAACAACCCTCTTAAAGAAGAAAGTCATTTTTGTTCCTCCAAATATGACAGAAGGTATTACTGCGCCCAACTTTTTACCATTTTTAATGGAAAATAAAAACTCAATATTGGTTATTGAAGACGCAGAAAAGGTGATTGGGTCGAGAGAATCAAACGACACAAACAATGGGGTATCAAATATTCTTAATATGACCGATGGAGTATTAGGAGATTGTTTGAATATACAAATAATTGCTACCTTAAACACATCAAGAGAAAAGCTTGACTCAGCACTACTACGTAAGGGAAGATTAATTGCCGAACACGAGTTTAAAGAGTTAACAGAAGAAGAGGCTACTAAAGTATTTAAATTCTTAGGTGTCGACAAAAAAGTAGATAAACCTTTAACTCTTACAGAGATTTACAATTATGATAAGGAAGACTTAGCCGAAAAAGACCAGCCTAAAAAAATTATCGGATTTAAATAATTTGTTGCCTGAGCCATATAAATATATTATATGGCACTCGAGTTTAAATACTACGTTACAGATCCCGGTTTAACAACACCTTCTAATTTAGCTTATTCTCTTACAGCACAAGGTGTAGGTATTACAAATCTAACTGCCGGCTCTAAGGGCATACTTTTTAATGACCCGGTTGCAGGGACAGGCTTACAAGCTGCATATACAACAAACATTTTGGCTGTAAACGGGACTAGAGTTAACATCGATAATGTTTACCATGGCACAACATTTGCCGTTGTACTAGAGGATAATACAGTTAGTACGTTTACGGCTTCGAGTGCAACAGCTTCACGTACATTAACAGTACATGGAAGAGATTATTCCAGCCCAGAGACCCGCCGTCTTTGGAATCTGAATGGCTAATTATTTACCCTTACGGGAATTTTTTTCTTCTTGAATTGCCTTACGGCCTTCGCGTGCAGCCTTAATAATTTCCTGCAACGCTTTACGGGCGCGAGTACCAGCTGCATTATTACCTTCCCAGAATTTTGTTTCTTCTGTAGAAAGAGTTTCGACTAAATTTTTAATTGATTCGTGTGTTTGTGTTGCCATATACGTAATTTAACTATGTTTATACAAAAATCAACGTATCTTCTTTTCATATCTCAGGAAACAAGCAATTTTGAATAAAGACTTTAATGTCATCTTCCTTAAGACCCAGTTTAGCCATAACCCGGGGAGTGTGAGGATTTTCCTTCTGATTGGCAGCATAATAATTTTGAGCTGCAGTAGTGTTTACATCCTTGTGATTGGATGCTCCTATATGTTGCAAATAATATGCAGAAGTGTCTGTTACCATTTGAGAGATTTGCTGCAATTCTGTTTCACATGTGACTTGGCTGGCAGCCACCATGCTTGGAGAAAATATACGATTGGCCCATGCGGGTAATTCTCTGATTTTGCGCCATGAAAATTGTTTCACATATTGAGCAAACCAAGTGCACATGTCATGGTCCTTGTTCACAGTCACACTGTAATCATGAAAACAACCTGTAATAATATTCTTACCGGCAATCACATCAAACCCAAATATGGGTGCATCATTGTGTACATGCGGAAAGATGCAGCAATGCATCATCCATAGTCCCTTGATGTCACGGGTGTCAACTACATCAATATGAGCTCTGCGATAATTATCAGATGTCCATACCCGGTTTATCCACCCCGGTTGATTGAACCGATCCATGCCTGGTTCTTGTATTTCCTTGCCACTGATCTCAAACTGCTTTTGCAGCATATGCTGCACATCAATGAGTGTATTCCATATGTTGCCCATATTTTATAAACCCCACCACCCATAGCCGTTTCTATCATTTAAAAGGTGCAGTATGTCCACAGTATTATTGTAGACGGTAATTATTTTAAATCAATTACTTCTTTTTCTTTTTAGACGTTTTCTTTTTCTTTGTCTTTTTGACCGGTTCTTTCTGAACTAGATCAATTTCTTGACCTACATAGGCATCAAGACTACTTTTGTGGCCCTTAATACCGTCGATCAAATCAACAACTTTATACTTAACAGTTGTTGCAAGGTCTTCTACTTTAAAGACAACATCATAATACACATCAAGTATTTTGTCGAATAGCTTCATATAGTTATTTATTCTCCCACTTAATCATACCCAACTTACTTCTTAGCTTTAAAAGCCCTTTCATAGTCTTACACTCTGCTATTTTCTTCAAAACGCTCTTTTTTTTGCCGCCTTTTGCCACGTATTTTTCTATGGTAAAGGCGATGAGCTCATCAAGCTCTGCCATAATAATATTTAGTCAATAAGAAACCCTAATAATTTTTTTTGTCACAAAAATAAATTTAATGTTTTTAAAGTTGATCTGTCTAACTTAATATGCTTGCAAACAATACAACAGCAGGTATAAGTACATTATATGAGGGAGAACCTCACATGCTAGGATACAAGAGCGCTTATAACGCTTTAAAGATGCTAAGCCGCACAATGTGCGGCTTTTTTATTGGTTGGTTTATGGTGTCCGAATCCAAAGCTGTTTCTTCTATAGTTTTGTATGACGATTTATTTTCTGTTCTTGTAGATAATAATACAGTTAATACCCGTTACATGTCAGCGTTATGGGGTACTTATAGTAATGGTATTTTCTCCCCTCTTCCTAACGGTACAGGTTTTGTTGATACGGGAGTAGATTTTCTTGAGATGCAAATCAATTATAGCAAAATAGATAATACTGATGTTGCGGTAAATACACAACTTGCATTAGCTATATATGATGCAGACCTAGTTAATTTTACAGCTGCACCTTATAACAGTTCTTACGATAAAGCTATTTTAACTGATACTTTATGGCGCGCCCCTCTGTTTGATAGCACACCTAATATGGAATCGTTTGTCTTCTCTTCTAATACTACAGCATTGGTAGGTACATTTTCTTATAACGGAGGTAATGAAATAATTGAAGTAGTTCCTGAACCTTCAACCTTACATTTAACATTACTAGGATTACTAGCATTAAGAAAAAGATTATGAAAAAACTAATAACAACACTACTTGCATTGGTAGCTATAAATCTCAATGCAGCAACATATCTAATTGATGACTTTTCAACAGGATATGTAAATGGAAATCTAGTAGGGCAGAATGGATGGACTCAAACATCCACTGCTTCTAATAATCCTATTCAGTACCAAGATGGTAAAGCAATTATTAATACAACAGGTCAAGATGTTTGGAAAGCACTAACTTCACAAGTAGTAAAGACGTCTGGTAATACTTTATATACAAGAGTAGATCTTAAAATTGCATCTGCCTTTGTTAATGGTGATTACTTCTTAAACCTATCTGACCCTGCAGGTACTTCTTCCAATTTTTATCAAAGATTGGCTGCTAGAAGCTCAGGTGCTGGATTTCAACTGGGATTACAATCTGCATCAGGCACAGGATCTGCAATGACCTGGGGAACTACATTATTAGATTTTAACACTGAATACACTATAGTTATGGCATGGGATTTTGTAGCTGGCACTCTTAATGATACATTTAGCTTGTACATAAACCCTAATGATACAAACAGATCATTACTTGTAGCAGAACTAGGAACAGTTAATTGGCTATCTACTACAGGTTCAGAGCCAGCTTCTTTTATATCTGCTATTAACTTAAGACAAGGTTCTGCAACTGCAGCACCTGTTGTGCATATTGATTATCTATCTGTGGGTGATTCGCTCTCTGATGTAGGTATTATTCCTGAACCAGATACTTGGTTATTGCTTGTAATAGGCGCAACATTATTAGGTTTTATGAGAACAAAAAACAAAACTAAAGTTAGCTTGCTTGCTGCATTGCTCGCTATCTTTAGTCTAAATACAACACATGCAGCTGTATTAGGTATAGAGGATGCCAGCAGCTATACCACTGCAACATGGATAGAAGGTGCTGGTACAAGTGTAGGTACTTGGTACTTCCAAAATGACACATCTGCTATAACCCAGATTAGTAATTCCTCTCAAGGAGGAAGAACTAGTATTGGAGCAAGTGCATTTAATTTTGTACCTGGTAATACGGCTTATAATCAATACTCAAACGGTTGGTTTGTACTCAATGGTGGTGGCCTTATAGCAGGTCAAACTCTATCAGTAGATGCAAACTATCTTTGGAATGGAGGTAACCGAGGTGTTGAATTCATGTCTGGAAACACTGCAGTGTTTAGATTCCAGAATGTATGGTCAGATCCTATTACCTTTGCAGGTACTGGATTAACTAATACTCAGGTGTTAGCCAATGGCTATCAACAAGCATTAACTTACATGGTAGAGCAATTAACCCCTACACTTGTTGAAGTAAGTGCTTATTTATACGGAAATCCAGAGGTGTTATTTGTGACTAATGTAAATGTGCCGGATTATATTACTACTATTCACTTCTATGCAGGTGACATACAGACCACTACAGCAGATCAACCAAACTATGGTCTGTTTGTTAATAACATTGAAGTTTCAGGTATTCCTGAACCCTCTGCTGGTAGCTTAATGCTGCTTGGAGGACTAGGGGTACTTGCAATAAGAACGCTCAAAAGAAAGGAGGGTAATGTATGAATAAATTAATTCTAGCTATTGTAATAAGTTTAGGGTTAGCATCAGCATCTTATGCCAATACTATGTATGCAGTAGGTGTTGGGTTTAGTGTAGATGCTTCTAGTTTGGATGTGATTAATCAAGCAACTACGTTCTATAATTTGCTTGGTGATACCCATGGTCCAAACCCTGCTAATTCTTTACCTGCTAGCCTTGGTACTATTAACATGAATCAAGGTGGGTTACTACAATTAGCTAGTGCAACTGCTAAAACCTGGCAAAGTTCTACAGATTCTGCTAATGCAGTTACTTTATACTGGAGGGTGTATGAAACTGGTGCAGCTGATAAAGGTGCATTCAGTTCATATAACGTTCCGTTTAGTAACTCATGGACTGATGGTAACGTTAACAAATATTGGGCAGCCAATTCTTCTGTTAACTTATTACAGAACGTAACCGCTGGTACCATTCAAGCACCTAAAACATACACAATAGAAATGTATGCAAAGGCTGACTTTACATGGTCTAACGGTGGAAGCAGTGGTAGTTTTGAAAACTATGCAAGCAACGGGGGAGTAAATTACTTAACACAATTTACTGCTGTACCCGAACCTTCAATCCTATCATTGTTAGGTGTTAGCGCACTACTACTTCTTAAAAAGAGAAAGTAAGAATGAAGAAGCTGACGGCTACAGCATTTACTATTATAGAGATGCTTGTAGCCGTCAGCATCATTCTTTTACTAGTTAGCTTGTCATTTCCTGCTTACCAGCATATACAAGAAAAAACAAAAATATCTAAAGTACAGAATGTAGAAATGAGAGGGTTGTATCATGCTGTACAGCTTTATAAATCTGAAAATGGCTTGATTGCATGGCCTGCGCCTAGAAAGGGGTATCCTTTTGACCATGAATATTACGCATGGTATGGTCCTCCTACTAGAATAGATGATAGTAAAGATGTATGTAAAATCTTAAGACCTTATTATGGTGAAGGTATAAAAGAAGATGGTACCTTACTTGACCCGTGGAAGAATCAATATGCATTAAAATGGGATATAGACGGTTCTGGTAAAGTAGAATATTATGGTAAAAACTTTCAAGAAAATGTACCTAAAGATTTCATAGTAGTAAGCTTAGGTAAAAATCAAAAGCAGGACGATCCTAACAAGACACCTTTTGATGATGTATATAGTTTTTGTCCATATAAAGATAAGAAATTGTTTGCCAAATAAATATTAATATGAAAAGGGCAATTGCATTTTTCGCTTCTCTTTTCATTTCAGTTAACGTTCAAGCTGAGGCTATGCTTCAGTATTTTAATACTAGTTGGGCAGAAATTACTGCCAAGCTTCCTGAACTTGCAGAAGTAGGTTATGATTCTCTATGGCTTCCTCCCCCTGCAAAAGCTGGTAGTTCATTTTCAGTAGGATATGATTTATTTGATCCATTTGATTTAGGTTCTAAAGACCAAAGAGGTTCTACTTATACAAGGTATGGTACTGAAGCTGAGCTCATGATGTTAATTGAAACCGCACACCGTTTTGGTATCAGAGTTTATTTTGATAATATAATGAATCACCGCGGGTTTGATACACCTGGGTATACAGCTGATACACCTCTTGATTTGTATCCAGGAATGAGACCTGAAGACTTTCATCTTAAGTTAATGCCTGATGGTACTTACCGCAAATGGTATAACACAAGTGATTGGGGTAATGTATGGGAAGTACAAAACAGAGGATTATCTGATTTAATAGATATTGCTACAGAGACGGGTATCTGGAATAAGAATCATGGACCAAACGAGGGATGGTGGACACAAAAGGTAAAGTTCTTAAGACATCCTAATAACCCAGAATTTTATTGTTATGACGCAAACGGTAATTATGTAGGGTTTGGTTATGAGAATGGATTAACAGTTGAGTATCTTGCTGCTAATGAAGCATATTATTCAGAGTACGTAGAAGAATATCTTAATAGAGCGGTACGTTGGTTTATGGATAGAACTAAATGTGATGGATTAAGATTAGACGCTGTAAAGCACGTGCCATATGATTTCTTTGGTGCTTCTTATGGAACTGATAAAGATTTTTCTGATTATGGTTATGTAGGTCAAGCACAAAGACAGTTTAATATATCTAGAGGCTTTGCAGATATCAATCACCGAGATAGTGTTTTTAATACTGATCTAGGTAGAGATGATGCTATGATGTTTGGTGAGCACCTCGGTGAACCACCTCCTTATGGTGATTATATTAATGCAGGAATGAGACTAGTAGATAATATTCTTAAAAGTAATCTAGATAACAGAATAGGGAATAATTTATCTGGCTTTGATGGTCAAGGCTCAGGAGGCTTTGGTTCAGATGTAGCTGTTATGCATTCACAATCTCACGATAATGGTTGGTCTACCGACCGCCATATTCAACACGCATTCTATTTTACTAGAGCAGGCCTTCCTCTTATATATACAGATGGCAATTACCATGCAGGGGTACTAACAAATTCAGGAGGTGAATTTCCCCGTATAGCAAATTCAGCTTTTCTTGGACAATGGAGTGACCCTAGGATTCCTAATTTAGTTAAAATACATAATAATTTTGCAAGAGGCAGTCAAAAGGGAATATGGTCCAATAACGATTATGTTGCTTATGAAAGAATAGATAGAAGATATGGTGCATCTTCTGATGCAACCGGAGTTACTATGATCGCAATGATAAACGGAAATAGATGGAATGGAAAGTCTGCACCTATTACTTCTTCATTTCCTTCTGATGCTTATCTGTTTCAATATGCTACCGGGCCCAACGGATCTGGTCAAGTAGGGTTTTATAAGTATGCAAACGAATTAAGAAATGTCATAGTCCCGCCTAGTAGTTATTATATGTTCTCTTATCGTACTCCTGAAAGACCTACTTTAAACACAGGTTTAAATGCTATAAACATAAGAGAAAACGGTACTAATGTTCCTTACATAAAAGTTAAAAGAAAAGATGGAACGAATGGAGATGCAGCGTTTAACCCTTATGGCTTATATGATACAAACACTTCTGATTATACATATGAAACATTTATTCCTATTGTAAGATCTGGTCAAAATTTAAGCTTTATTGTACAACTCGATGGCTCAGCAGAAAATGTATTATTAAAACTAGATGGAGGGGTTGACGTTAACTCTCAAATGGGCCTGGGTTCGATGACGGACATCAAGAGGGACTATCCCCCAGGCACTGATGATATGTTTTTAGGTTATGAACAAATGAAATTTGATTACCGAGTAAGAGATAAGTTTGCTGCAGCTAACGTTAATCGTAATATAGTAGGTTCGCAAGGAGCTGAAACCTATATAGCTATAAAGGGGCTTAGAAGAGTTAATTTTAATTTAGGAAATGGTCCTAACGCATTCTTTACACCTTCCGATTACATCTATCATGATCCAAACGTAATTGCAGATGGTAGACGTCAGTTTGTAGCTAATGCTTCAAGTGCCACTATTAGAATCAAAACTGGTGAGTATTATAATAATGCTAAACTTTTTGTATATTACACAACTGATGGTATTTCTTTTCCTGAGGGCTATGGAGGCGTAGCTGCAATAGCTTCAACAAGAGTACTAGAAGCTATAAGAGACGGAACTGGTCCGAATGATGGTAATGGAAGACCTACGTATTGGTGGTCTGTACAAATACCTTGGCCAACGGGTCAATTGCGTTATAAAATTGGCGGCACTTATTTAGATACATTAAGTGTTTTTCCTTCTAACGGTAATATGGTCAGTATAAAAAGCAAAATGGCATCACAATTTTCTGTAACTAATTTTAATGCAACAACAGTTGAAAACTATGTACATAATGATTTTGCAAGTAAAAGAGTGGGCTTGGAAGAAGGCTATCATGTATTAAGAGCTCGAGCATTCCTTAAGGCGCCAGGCTTTACACCTTACTATAATACTTTTACTCAAGTTTTTTATTATGATTCTAAACCCCCTTCAGGTCAAATTCTTTATCCTAGACCGGGAGAAACATTAACTAGTCAAAACTACGAATTTGTTATAAAAACAGATAGCACTGTAAAGGAAGTATTCTATAATATAAGAGATGCTAACGCTCTTAACGATGATGCGGCAACCGGAGAGGACAATGGAAATGGTGTTCTTGTTAACCCTGATGGGTCTAAAGGTAATTTAGCATGGGCACAAGTTCCTAAAGTAGATGTAAATTCTAGATATGAAAAAGAATGGAGATTTATGTATAAGAACATACCAGCATTTGGAACTGCTGCAATAAAAATAATTATGGTAGAAGATTCTATGGAGTCAGATGTAGCCTCATTAAACGCTGCAGCAGTTAAAAATACTGCGACTATTAATTTTAGTTGTGCAACAAGAGGGCCCCAATGAATGAGCTTTCGAGACTTATTAAGAGGGCTTCTGATCTTAATTCGCCTTCCTCTGACTATTTTAATAATTTTCTTTCTTCTTATAAAGCATACCATAAGAGGCAAAATGTCAGAAGAACAATTTGCAAAGCTGTTTCAATTATTGCAGCGTTTATAATTATAGGTATTATGTCTATAGCCGTCTTAGAAAAGGTTTACAGTAACAAATTAGATATACAGACAGCAGCAGGAGAAGATAGTGAATCTAAATGATCTTAAAGTAATAGTTCACGAAGGAGATGTGTATGAAGCTGTAAGATGGATCAAGGATAAAATTGGCAAACATGAGGTTCTTTGTTTGAAAGAATATTTTAATGGACAAGATGTTTACGGGGTCTATTTGGAAGGAGATGAGAAGTTTAGATACTATTATGAATGTGTTGGCAACGGACATTATACAGTATTTGTTGTAAATGAATGAGAAATATTTCTAATGATTTTCAGTTTTAACTGTCTAATATAACATATGAAAACTACTATCTTAGCGTTAATTTTGTTAATAGTTTCTTCAGTTTATGTTTTTAGTGAAGATGGTATTAAGCTAACTTTCTCAAAAAATTCGTTTGGAGAACTAATTTTAACTGTAGAAGGCCATACTGCACCTGTTATTGTTAGAATTGGAGATAATTCAGTCACCCTTTATGTTGAAGAAAATAAAGTAAATCTTGCCGCTCTGGGTATTAATGAATTGACTGACATTTCTGTGGAAGAAGTTGATACGGCAGCTGGAACAGAAGCTTCTGTTGACACACAAGCCACAGCAGCCCCTATACCCCCTGTTAATCCTCTCATTAGTCCAAATCCCTCTCTTACAACACCGTTTTAGTTGATTGTTTTAGAATTTCCTCTATATTTTACTAATGAACTTGTCATTATGCTGTCAGAGCAATGTGCTCAATGACAAAGGCATCAAGTTTAGAATGATGACTGTGACACAGTTCATGAAGAAGCCTAGAGCCGAAGCACTAAAAACACTGTGTGAACGCATAGTTACCAATTTTCAAACTCTCAAAACTACTGTAGAGTTGTGTCAAAGCATGAAACTAGCAGGACTGCGTATTGGCAGCGATCTCATTCCAGTAATTAATCACCCAGACTTGAATTTGGATTTCCATTCTTTACCCATGCAAGATGAGATGTTACATGCAATTAATGAAGCAAAAATAACTATGAAAAATTCAGGTCTGCGTTTTTCAGCTCATCCTTCTGAATTCATAAGTTTAACTTCTGAAAACCCCAAAGTAATTGCCAACAGTATTCGTGATTTGATTGCTCATGCACTTGTATTTGAATTGCTTGATCTACCTGAATCATATGAAGCACCTCTGAACATTCATATTCGCAAAGATGGTAATGCAGAAGTAATTTATAACAATGTGATACAAAGTTTGAAGCAGTGCCCTGCTTGTGTTACCAAGCGATTAGTATTTGAGAACAACGACAACAAAAAAGGCGTGTGGAGTATTAAGAATCTTGTTACTTATTTTCATGCTAGACAGGGTATTCCTATTACATATGACAATTTGCATCATGAAATGTTACCAGATGGTTTGAGTCACCGTCAAGCATTTGAGGCTGCATATGCCACGTGGCCGGGCTATATACCCATCTTTCATTATTCAGAAGGCATTAATGGTAGTCGCAAGCATGCAGATTATGCTACTAGCTTGCCTTCGGATTATGACTTGCCAGTAGTTTGGGAAGTGGAACTCAAGGCTAAGGACAGAGCTATTAAACGCATGCAAAAGCAGCTGTTGCTTGAAAGCAAGCAATGAAACGTATTTTAATCGTTGATGCAACAAATTTGTTGTATCGTGTTTATCATGTTTTAAAAGGCCCAAACACTAATGACATGATTAGTGCATACATGCGTAGCATTAACAAGTACATACGCATGTTTGAACCTACATCAATTTATGCTGTATCAGACAAACGATTAATACATGGTAAGAAAAATTATCGCCGCCAAGAACATAATTACAAACAAAACAGGGATAGTTCCATGTGGCAAACTGTGCATGCAGCAGAAGATAAAATTCATGAAACTATGCAACAACAAGGCATTCATCTCATGTTTCCAGGTATTTTGGAAGCAGATGATGTGATAGCATTCCTTTGCAATCATTTAGAAGGTACAAAGACAGTTGTTTCTACTGATAATGATATGGCTCAACTAATTAACTCATGTGTGGAGCTATATTCACCCATTAAAAAAATTGTGATTAATTTACAAAATTTTGATCAACACTTTCCTGTATCAATAGACAAATATTTATTATATAAGAGCATCATGGGTGATGCATCTGATAACATTGAAGGACTGGCTGGGTATGGTAAAGTTAAAGCAAAAAGATTGTCAGAGAATTATGAAGTAGATTTTAATAAACTCTCTGTAGACCTACAGCACCAACAACTCAATAATATGCGATTAATGAATTTAAATCAAGGTTTAATTGAGCATCCAGAGGAGCGTGATTGTTATTTACAACAGCTTGCTACTATTGGTGATCAGTAATATTAGCTGGAAGTGCCCAGTCATCAAGTACAAAACTTTTCTCTATTTTAATTTTGTAAGTATCTTCCGTCCATTTTTTCATTATGTTGTTATATTCTAATTTATCTCTTGTAATACCCACATACATAGTTCCGTGATTGGTATCATACACCCACAATTTATTTTTATATTCGAATATACAAACGGCATGGCCAAAAACAAGTGCAGCCTTTTTACCATTTAAAATAATGTCATCTTCGTGTTTATAGGTATATCCAAAAATAGAAGAATAAATGTCAGGACTGGTTTCAGATTTTAAAACTAGGTTTGCTCTTGAAGCGTGAATTAATGCTTCTAAGAAACAAGAATTTGGTAGTTTAGTATAATTATAAGTTTTAAAAGTACTGTTTTTACCTAGATAATAGCCAGATTCCAAGCTTATGTAGGCTGATCCTAAAAACAGGCCTATTATAATAAACCACTTAAGAGTACGCTTAAATTTCGTATAATTATTTAGGCCAAAATATCTTTACCTTCTAGAACTATCTGTCTTAATTGTGAAATTGTTTTACCGGTTTTATATTCAAAATGGGGATAGTCTTTGAACGATTTCCAACTACCGCCCCATTCAATACCATATTTTTCTGCAACAGTAGCAGCTTTTCTATGAAATGCTTCTGCTTCTGAAGGCTTAGAACTATCTAGATATTTTCCATCCTTAAAAACTCCCATATCTACGGCAATTCCGTAATTGTGATTACTGAATCCAGGTTTTGCGTTAGTAACAATCTTACCTGGTGCCGTTCTTCCTTGTGCATAAATTTTTGCTTGTTCTTCCCATGTTCTATTTCCTGAAATTGCCTTGTACTCATAGCCGTGTGCTTTGGCCAATATTTGACATTCAGCAATCCAATTTTTAAATAGCTGTTGAACTTTTGTGTGTAGAGTTGCAACATTCTTTGCACTTCTTTCATCCAAAACACTTAAATCTGTTTTTTCAGATACAAGAGGTTGTATTACAATCGGTTTATCCTTTTTCTTTGGTTCTATAGGCTTACTAGAAGAAGGTTGATTAGATCTTCTACGTAAGTTATTATCTCTAGATGACCAGCCCATAACTACTCCTTGAATAACTGACCAGTATTAGCGTCTTCTGCAGATTGCATAGTTGGGACTTCCGGGTATTTTGTCTTATATTCTTCCTCTACTGAAACCGGCGCACAAGAAGACAACATCACTGCAACTGCAATAAGAAGTAGCTTCACTTTACCCATGCCTTTGCTTTATCCCAAAGCCCATCCACATCTTTACCATCTCGTCTCCAGCTATTCAAAATGCCAAAATAAACTAAGTGTTGATGGTCGATATAAAACAGAACATTACCGTGTTTGTCCAGAAACTCTGTAATACCATCATTTTCTTTTAATTCTACACCTTTTGACGCTCTAAATTGTAGTTTGTAATCCTTTATGAGATTATTGTAGCGCTCTACCCCGTTACTTGTTAGTATACCTTTGCCTTCGGGACTAAACCCGATTACACCTGAGTTGTGTGAGTCATATTGCTGTGGGGTAGTTGAATCAAACGAAGCAGTATTATCTTTAACTTTATCAGGTGTTACTGTTGCACACCCTACAAGAATTAAGCTACTGAGATAGCAAACGGCGAAGCTTTTCAATATCTTTCTCCTTTAAAGCTTTTTCAATTTCATTTTGACGGTCAACTTCTTTTTGCTGTTGTTCAGCTTTTTTCATTTCCGGGGTATTCTTATGACCCATCCAGTTGTTTATTAATCCGAATACCTCGCCAATTGCTTTAAAGATGGCGGTAAAGTCCATTTTACTCTACGTATTCGTCGGTTGCTGTCTTACAGCCCTTGGCAATAGCATTGAGTAAATCTATACCAAGCTTTGCATCACCATCAAGCTTTGCAAATTGTGCTGCATAAATGTCCTTAACCACTGTTATATATTTTACCCAGTGTGTCTTGTCTTGAGGTAGATAATCAACTAAAGCTTTTTGAAGTTGATCCGGTGTTGGGGTTGCACCACGGGTTAGACTTTCAACAATAGTTGCAACATGATTAATCATCTTTGCCTTCTCTACTCTATCTTCTGGGGAAACGGCTTGCTCCAAGACAACCGTACAGGCAAGAGTTACAGCCGGGGCAATATAAGGTAAAGCATTCTCTACAGCCTGACTGGGTGTAGTACCGCCAACATCGGAACCACCACCGTTATTTGTGGTAGAGCAACCGGCTAAAATTGTTATTAGAGCTAAAGGTAGAAATATATTCATGTAAGTACTTAGGTTAGCCATTTATCAGTTCAACCTTTTTTTCTTTTCTTTCTTTAGTACGACTAATAGATTGATCAATAAATGCCCGGACTGCAATTAACCCTTGAAGAAGAAAATTAGCAACGATAATAGCCACAGTAATATCACTTATTTCGCTAAAAGATTTATACTGACCGAGATCAACCATTAATGCCGGGATTGCGGCAATAAAAAAATATAAAGCAGCTCTTATCCAAACGCAATCTCTCATAAAATTATTTATCTTTTCGCTCATAGTATGTTGATTTATTCTACACATATGTTATTATCAATGTATGAAAGGAGGAATGAATATGTCAATCGATTATACAAATAAGGATCTTCGGCCGAAGACGTTTTACGTTAAGATCGAGCGTTCCCGTGGCGGTCAATTTACCGTTAAGCGCGCTCGTGTTCTTGAGCCGAAGAATCAGTATACTACGCGCATTCGTCGCGTTGATGCTCGTGATCTGACCCGCGCCATTCGTAGGAGCGGTCTTCAGGTTGCTTAATTCCTCCTCTACGAGAGTTTCGTAGAAAATTAATACCGAGAGTAATCTCGGTATTTTTTTTGTAGTATTTAAGAAATATAGTCATATATAATATATGGCAGCCTCAAAAACAAATCCCCAAGCAGGAAGCAGAACACCTGGTCATAAGACTTCCTTTAACAGAAGAAGACTTCTAGAAGGTAAAGAAGTAAAGCCTATTTGGTATTGTGGTAAATGGGAAGGCCATGGCTCGTATATGGCTGGCCATATTGACGGTATAACTGTTAATGATAAAAATGGAAAACCGCTTCCTTTCAGAAGTATTGGAATTTTAGAATAAATAGATTATAATAAATCGTTCTTTGATAACTGGGGCTGAATGGAATCGATTGAATGGTGTAGGTATAGGTTGCAAGTATTGGGGCATTCCAATTAAAAATAGCAAACAAATCAATTGCCGAAGATAACTTCGACATGGCCATGAGTCTAGAAGAAGCTGATGCAGTTCTTGCACAGTATGGCTTCGAAGACGCAGAAGCCGAACTCGAACTAGTTTAGTTCGATCGTCTTGCTGTAGATAAAAGCTTGTAGAGCAAGGCGTGTTACTAGCTTTCGACTTGATGTGTTTTAATGGTTATCTATCAAGCGTATAAAATCATTATATTTAATATGTTTTGTCTGGTTTAATATATTATGAATCTCAACCAGAATACACTTGTAGTGGCTTATAGTGAATCTTTTCAAGACCTGGGTTCAAATCCCAGCAGCTCCAGGAATAAATAATTCGTGGCAATTGTCAATATAGCTGAATTATACACTGCATTTAAGACTGGCAAATTTCCGTCAGAAGCAGATTTTAAGAATCTAATTGATTCTAGCTACAACTATTTTTTACCTGCTTCAGCTTACCCGGTAAATTCTGAAATAGTTTTGCCTGGTGACTTAATAGTCTCTGGTAGTTTAAGTGCGGTCGACACCTTTACTAGCTTATATAAAATATTATCAGGTAACAGAGATTTAGCAGAAATATTTTTCTTAAAAACGTTAGGTGAATCAGTACATACAAGTGTCTTACAAAATAGTGGAAAATGGGATCAGGCATATACAGCAACTTCAGCAAATTCAGCTGAATGGGATAGTGTATATAGCACTACACAAAGCAATAGTGGGGGCTGGGAATCAGTTGAAACATCTGTAAGAGATGCATCAGCTAATTGGAATAGCAATTATACATCTTCAAGAACCACTTCTGCTAACTGGGATAGTACCTATACATCTAGTAGAAATAATTCTGCTAATTGGAATTCCGCCTACAGTACTACACAAAGTAATTCTGCAGGGTGGGAGAGTGTAGAAACATCTGTAAGGGATACATCCGCTAACTGGAATAGTGTATATAGTACTACCCAAAATAATAGTGGAGGGTGGGAATCAGTCGAAACAACAGTAAGGTCACTCTCAGATGCTTGGGAAGAATCTAGTTTTATATCAGATGTTGCTGCTGTATCAGCTAATTGGAACAGCAATTATACATCTAGTAGAAATAATTCTGCTAATTGGGATTCAGTTTATACATCTAGTAGAAACAACTCTGCTAACTGGGATAGTGTTTATGGTAGTGTAGCTGCTGTTAGTGCAAGCTGGAACGATGGTGGAGGAACATACACCTCAGTAAGTCAGAATAGTGCTAAGTGGGATAATAATTACACATCTGTAAGGGATACATCTGCTAATTGGGATCAAGCTTATAGCTCTGTAACCAATGATATAGCCCCGGTAACTGCTAACTGGGATCAAGCTTATAGCTCTGTAACCAATGATATAGCCCCGGTAACTGCTAACTGGAATTCGACATATACATCGGTTTCAGAAATATCAGCTGGTTGGGATAGTGTTAAGAACACTGTACAAGCACTATCCACGACTTGGGAAGAAAGTGCTGAAATACTACCTACAGTAACAAACTATCTTTCTACAAACGACGTAAGAACACTAAGCAATACTGTAACAGATAGAATTAGCGCCGGTGGAATAGTAATTTCACCTAAGATTGGAACGCTAGTTAAAAACTCAGATTACCCTGCCTTAAGTGCAACGCTTCGGCAAAATTACGATTTCTTTAATTCCGAATCAACTTTTGCATTACCTGGCGGCTTGATACTTAAAGGCCAATCACCTACTTACGATACTTCCGTAAGGAATTTACCTAACCTAGGTGTCTACGGACTTCATATTCAAAACGTAGATAACATGGACCCAGGCACAACATTTGTAAGTGATGGAAGAGCCGCCATTACACACGGAATGACTTTTAGAGCAGGTATTAATAACTTTACCGGGGGTTCAGATCACACCCACGTAATGTGGGTAGGCGCGCCATTTAACGCTACCCGAGAATGGCAAATGACCATGGGTGGTAATGTTAGCGATGTTTATGGTTATAACCTACCTAGCGGGTATACAAATAGATTTTTTGTACACACCCTACCTCAATTTCAAATTTCTACAACTATTACTGCCAATCAGGGTGGATTTGTTGACACTAACAACGCTTTACTTTTAACAAATACTGATAGATTGACAGGGGTATTAATTGGAGTTAACTCAACCACCAATACAAACTATTCTCTAATCAATGTTGGTGAGGTTGTCACTCTGGCTGTTAACCCAGGGGTCGCCGGTATAGTAGCAGCATCATATAATGCACAGTGTACTCAGGTTTCTGCTAACCCAACGCTCTCCACGTTTAGATTTGATTTATTTATAGGTAATCAATCCAACTGGGTACCAGCACAAAAAACAAGACAAAATGTCAATTTACAGTCTAGAGCAAATGGAGGGAACCCTGGTGTCTCTATTATTACAAGTCAAATTGGAACACCAGGTACTGATTACGTAGGTCTTACAGGTAATTATAAAAATATTCCTAAACATGTTTTAGTTAGATTTACTAATTCTAGTGTTTTAACTGGACTTAAGAGTGGCTCCCCTCTTACATTATGGGTACCAAGGGAAATGCCCTCCACATCCCCTGCGGGAACAGGATTTATTTTACCAGATAGACCCAACAACACCTTAACCAACAGTAATACTTACAGATACGGCTATTTTGATGCTTATGTAAGAGCAAAAAATGGAAACGATCTAGAAATTACTATAGGTAATTTAATGGATTCATATGCATTTGAAAACATAACAATATCTTGTTCTGCAGCTGGAAATGCTGGCTGGGTATTGTACGGTGGTTCACAAGACACAGTACATAGACCAACATTCGGTACAGCAGGGTTTTATTTTGAGAGAGAGAACTATAGGTTTACCAGTGCAGATAATTTTTCTTATCTTAGCGGAGGTACAATTAAAAACAGTGTACTAGGTAGTGTATCAGAGTCTTACGGTAATTTTTCTTACGGCTTAGGATATCAAGGTGTAGTAGTAGGTAATTTTTCTGGTAATTTTGCAGGAAGAAACAATTATGTTTATGGTAATAATTCTGTCACCGTAGGTGGTGAATCATTAATTAGCAACGGATCTAATCAGGTTGTTATAGGTTTATACAATCAACCGTCATCAAGTCTCTTTATTGTTGGTAACGGCACTTCGGATACAGTTAGAAGAAATTTATTTGAGATTAATTCGACAACGGTAACTATTAGTGCAGGTTTAAATATTTCTAACAGCATAGATTTAGCAGGAACAGGAAATGGCAGAAACAGTAATAACTGGGTAAGTAATTATAATACAACAACAACCAATTCCGGATACTGGCAACCAGATTTTGCATTAAGTACCGTTTTGCAATACCTCTCTAGCAATGAAGTTACCATAGGAGCCCTTACCCATCTAGCAAGTTTATCAGTAACAGATCTTTATAGTGCTACTGCAGGGAATTCAGCTGTAATTTCTGATAGTGACGATACACCTGGTACCGGGGCAAACACTTTACATATATCATTTTTAAATGGCGTAAATGTTAGTTCTAATTTAAGCGCCAGGAATATAGTTTATGCTTTTAACGGAAATAGTAATGATTGGAATTCGGTTTACAGTACAACCAGAACTAATTCAGCTGGTTGGGAGAGTGTTGAAACTCTAGTAAGATCATTGTCGGATAGTTGGGAAGAATCAGCTTTTATAACACCGTTACAAACCGCGTCTGCTAGTTGGGATTCGGTTTACAGTACAACCAGAACTAATTCAGCTGGTTGGGGGAGTGTCGAAACTCTAGTAAGATCATTGTCGGATAGTTGGGAAGAATCAGCTTTTATAACACCGTTACAAACTGCGTCTGCTAGTTGGGATAGCACTTACACATCAGTAAGTGAAGCTAGCGCCAATTGGGATAGTACTTACACCTCGGTAAGTGAAACATCAGCTGATTGGGATAGTACCTATACTTCTGTAAGTGAGACGTCAGCTGATTGGGATAGTACTTATACTTCTGTAAGTGAGACTTCAGCTAATTGGGATGCTACATATACAGACGTCAGTGAGACTTCAGCTAATTGGGATGCTACATATACAGACGTCAGTGAGACGTCAGCTAATTGGGATGCTACATATACAGCTGTAAGTGAGACGTCAGCTAATTGGGATGCTACATATACAGCTGTAAGTGAGACGTCAGCTAATTGGGATGCTACATATACAGCTGTAAGTGAGACGTCAGCTGATTGGGATAGTACCTATACTTCTGTAAGTGAGACGTCAGCTGATTGGGATAGTACCTATACTTCTGTAAGTGAGACGTCAGCTGATTGGGATAGTACTTATACTTCTGTAAATGAGACTTCAGCCGACTGGAATTCAACTTATACATCGGTTTCAGAGACGTCAGCTGATTGGGATAGTACTTATACTTCTGTAAATGAGACTTCAGCTGATTGGGATAGTACTTATACATCGGTTTCAGAGACGTCAGCTGATTGGGATAGTACTTATACTTCTGTAAGTGAGACTTCAGCCGACTGGAATTCAACTTATACATCGGTTTCAGAGACTTCAGCCGACTGGGATAGTACTTATACTTCTGTAAGTGAAGCTAGCGCCAATTGGGATTCAACTTATACATCGGTAAGCGAAACTTCGGCTGACTGGGACAGCACTTACACCTCGGTAAGCGAAACCAGTGCTAACTGGGATCAAGCTTATACATCGGTAAGCGAAACTTCGGCTGACTGGGACAGCACTTACACCTCGGTAAGCGAAACCAGTGCTAACTGGGATCAAGCTTATAGCTCTGTAACCAATGATATAGCCCCGGTAACTGCTAACTGGGATCAAGCTTATAGCTCTGTAACCAATGATATAGCCCCGGTAACTGCTAACTGGGATCAAGCTTATAGTTCTGTAACCAATGATATAGCCCCGGTAACTGCTAACTGGGATGCCACATATGATTATGTTAATAACAACTCCTTAAAATGGAACGGTACCTATACAACCTACAACACGCTTAGCAATAGCTACATAAGAGATATAGGTGACAATATGATCGGGAAGTTAACAACTTCTCAAACCTTGTCTACTAATTTTACAAATGCAGATGAGTTTGTATCTAAACGATATGTCGATTCACTGGTTTTAGAGTTTGCCTCCGTTAGCGGTAATTTTGTATCTTCATTATATTACACAAAAACTGATGTGGATGAAATATTAATACCTCTTCAATCTTCTAGAGATACGGTAAATGTGTTAAGCGGAGATTGGAACAACGTCTATACCGACGTTAGTAACACTTCTGCTACCTGGGACGCCACATACACCGACGTTAGTGAAACATCAGCTGATTGGGATCAAGCATATAGTTCTGTAACCAATGATATAGCCACGGTATCTGCTAACTGGGATGCCACATACACCGACGTTAGTGAAACATCAGCTGATTGGAACAATGTCTATACAGACGTTAGCAATACATCAGCTAATTGGGATGCTACATATACAGACGTCAGTGAAACCTCTGCTAACTGGGATGCCACATACACTTCCGTTAGTGAAACATCAGCTAATTGGGATGCTACATACACATCTGTAAGTGAGACTTCAGCTGATTGGGTTAGTACTTATACATCGGTTTCAGAGACGTCAGCTGATTGGGATAGTACTTATACTTCTGTAAATGAGACTTCAGCTGATTGGGATAGTACCTATACTTCTGTAAATGAGACTTCAGCCGACTGGGATAGTACTTATACTTCTGTAAATGAGACTTCAGCCGACTGGAATTCAACTTATACATCGGTTTCAGAGACTTCAGCCGACTGGAATTCAACTTATACATCGGTTTCAGAGACTTCAGCCGACTGGGATAGTACTTATACTTCTGTAAATGAGACTTCAGCTGATTGGGATAGTACTTATACTTCTGTAAATGAGACTTCAGCTGATTGGGACAGCACTCACACAACTGTTAATAGTTTAAGTAATTTAAGATATACACTCACACCTTACATGGCTTCTATGACCCCCGCGGTGCAAATGGAATATAGTAATTATATTACACTAAGTGCAAATGATCTAGGAAATAGATTGTTAGAAGGCGGATCATTAAGAGGTATGCTGTATCTTGATATGACAAACAGTAATGTAGCTAAACATCTCAGAGTTCAAGCCACCCAGACTACCCCACCTAATTGGTCTGATGAAACCTCAACAGATATTATTAAATTGAGCGGAACAAATACTCTCAAAAATGTTCGCTCTTTGGTAAAGCAGTTTGTCGGGGCAGCAATAGATGTTGGTGGAAGTACTAAAGTTATATTCCAAGCGTCTGATGCTTTGGAAAACGACGGTACTTCAAATCTGCCTTTAGTTTCTATGGATTATAATCCCGCAAATCCAATTCATTTAAGAATCGGATTAGATGCATTAAGCACGGAGGTTCTACTGTCTTACATCGCATTAAGCGGTGGGTTTATAAGAGTAGAATAAGGTAGTGAGATTCAGCTTATTAAAAGGCACTAAAATACCTATAATAAAATTAGGTACACCCTTAACAATAATACCATTTACTAATTTAACAATCACCCAACAACCAAGTAGCGTCACGGTATATGATGGGGATACTATAGCGTTTGGAGTATCAGGAGTCACAGTACCTACCTTTAATATAACCTATCAATGGCAAATAGCTCTAAATCAATCTTCTACCTTCAATGATATTAACTTTGCCACAACTAGAGTTATTTTTCTGTCAACAACAACTAGTTTAAACAATTCTTTAATAAGGTGTAGGCTTAGCGCTTCCAATATAAGGCATCCAAACTTTACAAGTTCTGCATCATTAAGTGTAAAGCCACTCGATGTTAATATATCTGTAATAAAAAATATACAACAATTAGTGGAAGTTATTGCAGATAGGCCCTTTACTGTGTCTTGTACAGCTTCTGCTAGTAATAGTACCCCTGTTACTATTGATTGGGAAACTTTAGATTTCCCATATTCAGGAAACTATATTACAGTTGCCACAGACTCTCCTATACTTTCCACCTTAAGCATTTCTAGAAATAGTGTTAAAAGACTAAGAGCAAAAATATCTGCAAGAGGCTCTAACCCGGTTTATTCTAATGTGGCTATGTTATGTGCGTATGTTCCAAACTTATCTACAAATTATATTTCATGTTCAGCTCGTATTGATAGAGTAGAATGCCCTCCAGATGGCTTCTTTGAACCAGGGGGCGGTGGATGGGATTATGGTTGGAATACAAAAAATTCTCCTCTTGGCTACGGAACAGCTCCTGACGGTTCACAAGATGCCAGATCAATATATACAGAATTTTCTAATTTTACCCCTAGATATGTATCATGGCAATTTAGAGATGAATATAACCCAGGAAGACAATTTAGGATGTCTGTTTGGGCTAGATTATTGAGTGGTACTAATGTTAATAGCGGTGAAATAATAAGCGTTACAAAAGACGGTCTTTCTGATAGAGTGTCCATACCGGTAAATGGTAATTTGACTAATGAATGGAAGCGTTTTGAAGTTAGATGGACTGTATCACCTGCTGCCGGTTCTTATAATTACCCTACAGTATTTTTACTAGACAATATAACTTTTGGTTCGCACGTTGCTCTGTGGGGTGCTGAACTAAATATTTTAGGCAACCTACCACCAACACCTCCGCCACCACCGCTTGCGCCATTAAGCGGTAACGCGGTAGTAACAATATTTAGACTAAACATATGAAAAAAGAATTTTTTATAACCGCTTCAACAGAAGACCAAATAGACAGTATTGTTGAACAATTATATACACCTGGAGTTATTCCTGAAGGAACTGAAACCCCTTCCCTTTCTCGGTGTGTTGAAGTGAGTGATTACATGTCTTCTTCATCTACAACTATTAAAGCCTTTTTAACAGAGGAAGAAGCAAATGCTTTAAAAAAATGCCCTGGGGTAGTAATTGTTGAAGAGAGGTTAGACGTTCAATTTGAACCTAATAGTCAAGCTGGTAAAAAAAGACAATTAACTACTGTTGGGCAGGCGTTTAATTCTAGTAGTAATACTACCCCTGAACAATGGGGGTTTGGAAGGTGTAATTCTCTATCTGCGCTACCCCCATTTGATATGGAGTTTACCTATCATTATACAGGTAGTGGTGTTGATGCGATAATTCTTGATTCCGGAATAGTACCAGGTCATCCTGAATGGTTAGATCAAAACGGTCAAACAAGACTACAGTTTCTTAATTGGTCACTATTTGCCCCTGTTACAGCAGATAGAAATATTACTGTGACTGTTAGCGCTTCACCAGGTAATCCTGGACAAAATTCATATTTTATTAATGGTGTTGAAAAAGATACAGTTTATGTTGTGAAAGATAGAGTAGGTGTTCCTACAGCTAGACACCCAGCCGGTGGGTTTCCTGTTAGTTTTAGAACCGGTGTTTATGATTTTAATTTAGTAAATACAACTAGCGCGCATCCATTTTTTATAGGATCTACTAGTTATGTTCCTTTTAATAGTGATTATGTTTCTAATAATGGTGCTTCTACTGGTACAGTTTCATTAACGGTTTGGCCAAACAACAACCCACTAGCATCTTCTGGACAGCAAGATACTATGTATTATTGGGGTGGCCTCCCCGGATCCGGGGTCGGGGGTGGGGTAATTGCAAGAACAGATTATAATTGTCAATCAGATAGAAGCTTATTTTATCAAGATACCAACGGCCACGGGACACACTGCACAGGAACCGTTGCAGGCTCTAGTTGCGGCTGGGCAATAGATGCACAAATTTTTTCAATGAGAATAAATTTTTCAACATCTAACGGGTATGGTAATTCTACTGAAGGTTTATACTTAATGCTTGATTTAATTGAACGGTATCACAAATATAAAAGGACTGTTCCAGGGTTATCTTCACGACCTTCTGTAATGAATAATAGTTACGGATATTCATGTGGTACTGTTGATGTTATAGATCAAAAAGTAAAACAATTAACCGATAATGGCATTCATTTTGTTCATTCTGCGGGCAATGGAAACATATTAATTGTAACCCCGATTGACGATAGAATGAATTCGGGTACGTGTAACAGTAGAGAAGATTCCCCCGCTTATCCTATCTCTAATTGGACATCACATGAAGATAATCCAGTTATAACAGTAGGGGCTATCGGAGGTAGAACTATTTCTTCTTTAATAGACGCTGTAGCTGCAAGAGCTGAATACTCTCAGTATGGTAGTGGTGTAAGTATATATGCTCCAGGCTCATATATTCAAAGTGCTTTCATAAGCGGTGTAACATACCCAGGTTATTCAGGTTATTTCTTGAGCAAGCTAAGCGGGACCTCAATGTCAGGACCCAATATTGCAGGTATTTTATGCACAATATTAGAAAGATTTCCTCATTTTACACCGCAACAAGCTAAAAATTTTCTAATGCAGTGTGCTAGTGTCAACACTCTCTCCAGCTCCGGTCTAGCAGGCAATTATGGTCTTGGAGACCCTAGTATTAATAACCCTTCTCGACCACCTACAACAAATCTAACTGTTAGCAAATTTCCAGCTACATCTATAGCAACAACAACAGCAACTGAATTATTTGCACAGTATCTATCACATTGCTATGTAAATACATCAACAATACCACTAAGTACAAATAATATATTTTTCAGTAGGGTGCCATATAGAGATTCAACACAATTTTATTTAAATAGCTCAACAGACTTAAGATTCTTAAGTGCTTGCCCTCCATCACCTTCCCCCGAGCCTCCTAGTTATACAATATGGGCAGAAAATATTAATGGTCCTTTTTCAAACATAGCACTTGTTCCTACACCTGTAACTTTAAACACTGGTAATGGCTTAGTTGTTGCTTCTGTAGCTGGAAATAGTGATTATTTTACCTTTAATGTAGGGAATAATAAGATATTAAATAAAATTATACTTAGGAATTACAATTCAGTAGATAATGTAGCATGGTTGGGAATTCAATCAGGGTCTCAATGGACAGCAGGAGATAATCCAGATCAAATGCTAGCACAACAACACTTTGGACCCGGTAACATAAATCAAGAAATTCTTACCGCTTCTGCTCCCTATAATCAAGGCTCTTATACTATGCGAGTGCAGCAATTAGGGGCAAATACAAATTACACAATAGAATTTCAAGTAATTTAAAATATTAAGTACTTGTCCCTAGTATTGACTTACATTTTTCTATAAAATTGCCGTAATTGTATCTAATTTCAAACTGATGATATAATACGTCTATATTACTATATTTGTAAGTAGTCCCTATTCCAAACTCTCTATCATAACCTAATCGCCATTTAGGTTGCTCAATACTTGACACCTTAAAAAACTTTACTTTAATTGCCCTCTCTTCACATCGCCAAGTCAACTCTTCAGCAACATCACTTCTAAAGTTTTGATTTAACTGAGGGGATTCTAATTTTTTATACAAATTAGAAGATAATCCCATACACCCTGGCCCGGCATATATATGATATCTCGGATGGCCCGTCTGCTCAATACCAATTAAACATTCTTCTTTTAATAATTCCTCTTGTATAATAGAATCAAAATTAGGTACTAATGGAATACAGTCTATGTCAAAAAATATAGTATAATCTGTTTTCGCCTCTGTTAAGATTTTTTCTAAAAACTGACCATGATCGTACCCACCTATATATTGATCGATAGGCAAATTTAGAAAATCAAAAACTTTTTTTTGATATTCAACAACTTCTGAAGGAATATTACCGTATGTATAAGAGACAGCTCGAAAGGATGGGGTCATTTAACTGAGCATTTCCAATTCGAATCATAATGACTTTTTTGATCAAAAAACGGACTAGTCCAACTATTTTTTAGTTTTTGTGTAGATATTATTGTATTTAACATTATATCAACCTGGTTTTGAAAATGATAATTTGAAAGTATAGTTGGGATACATTTTTTATTTACTAGAAACGCATGAGTACATCTTGTAGTATAATCCTCTCTATAATATAGGTGTTTACCGCTTATCTCAGGCTCTCTAATGCCTAGGTAATGCACACCACCTACCCAACAAATATCTCCATCAGTTTCTTTCATTTCCTTAATACATGTCTCTATAAATTCTATAGCGTTAGGCACACTTAGTAACGCAACATCATCTTCAATATAAAGCGCGACATCTATATTATTTTCTAATTGGGTACAAAATGAATGATAATGTTTAAACGAAAGAGACATTTCCCCAGCCGTAATTTTATTAGTACCTTGAAAAAGAGATGGTGGAAAGCTTTCTACCCATACAGTTTTGTATGGAAAAGAAACAGCTTTTAGATCATTTAGAAGAGCTTCTTTTCTATAACCTAAAGGAGAATGATGCATTACAAAAGTTGTTAAATCGGTCATAAATTATTTTATAGGTATAATTTTGGTAAGCCACTCAGGGTGCTGACCTGTAAAAGGTTTTGTAGAAGAACCATTAACAGGTGTAGCTTTATCTACTAACCAATCTTTATATGTTTGCTCCGTCCAAGATTGCTTATAGAAACGGGCTTTAAAACTAATTTGCTCTGGTGTTACATAAGAATAGTGAAACATTTTCAATCCAACCTTTAGTGTTTCCTCTCTTGGTATCAATTGCAAGGTATTGCAATCTGTTCCATCTGGTAACAAATATACAGGTGGTTCGTGGCTCTGCCACTTGCTTCCTGGTTTGTGTCTAAAAATACGTCTCCAAGGTAAATTGTTTCCCCATGTGTAGGGGCAGGATTCATCTATACAATTAAAATAATCTCCCCAAAAATGATTTGCAAAAAAATGTACTGCATTAGGCTCATACTTTTGCAATATATTTTTTATTTTCAATATATCTTTTTTGTGATAAAATTCATCTACATCGATTTGCCAGATGTAATCACCATTGGCTACTTTGCTCCACTCATTACACATTTGTGTTTTACCATTCCAGAATCCTTTTGCTTCTACTAAAATAATCTTATTTTGAGGATCTGGAAAATTCTTGATAATACTAACAGTACTATCATTAGACTTACCATCCTCAGTACACCAGGTTGCATCACCATCAAAATAATGGGTTTTATTATCTGATTTTGTTGCACCTTCTACGATAACTATTTGATCTGCAAGAAAATATAACTGTTCCAACTGAGCCTGAAGCATACCAACTGGAGCAAATTTTTCTGCATTAAAAACAATCATACCAGCTGTAATTTTCATATAATATAATTCCAGCTCAATCTACTATTGGTAACGTTGTGATTACGATTACTTCGTAAATAAACATGATAGTACAACTCATTAGTTAAGTCAAGAGAATCTGCAATATGCTTAAAACAACTATCCATAACATGGATTTGCTTGGCATTTTCAATTATAGTACAGTAATCAAATATATTTTCAACCGCTCTATCTGGCCTGTAATGTGTAATCCCTTGAGGTAGCATCTTGTCAGGTATCAAGAGCCCCCTCTCCTTGTCATCATGAATAAAAATATATTCTCCTTTCACTAGGCCGCTTTTACTAAAAAGATTTTCTTCTGATATTTTATCTCTCTCTACATAAAAATCTGTCCATCTGCGCTCGTATTTTAAGCCAACCTGCCTATAAAAACATTCATCAAACCTATATTTTTCTAATAGATGCTCTATATTACCAAAACCAAGCCATATTTTATTTTTTACATCTACTGTATCTAAAAGTTTATCAATATCACACTCATTAATCACAATCAATTCTAGGTTAGGTATGTCCCTATACATAAACTTAATACTTTTTTCATATTCAGGCTTTACGAAAGTGACAACGTTTTTATATTTTTTACATATATTACGTACGATAGCGTTACATAATATCATGTCACCTAGACCCATATGTGACCTTACATAAAATTTTTCTTCTAACATATTAAACCTCTATGATGTTGAAATAATTGAGGGTAATCATATTTTTCAGTTATATAAGAATTACCCCACTCAGATGGTTCTCTTGCTAAAGTAATATTATACTTAATAGCCAAAAGCGAAAGAATGGATTGATCGTGCCTGTGGTCTTTGTAATCTTTGTGGTTTGGCTTTTTGCTTGGCAAATCGGTAATAATTTCATCAGTTTCACACCATTTTAAATATTCGTTAAAAAACTTAACAGAAAACTTATTCTTCTGCACTATGATGTATGAACCATCTATTTGATTGCCCTCTGTATATTTTTCACCTGTACAGCCCATACGTTCAAAACAATCATATTTTGTCCACATGTAATTTTTCCATATTGTCCCTGGGGGTGCACCATCTCTATTCTCAAATAATAAAATACCGGTTTCTTCTTTTAAACAAAGATCTATTACAGGCTTTGGATCATTTATTATTAAATTACCACTATCTACATAAAACACCAAATCACCGTCTTTGAGAAGGTTTAATGTATTGAGTATAATATATGGTTTCCATAGCCAATAACCACACCCTCTAGGTTGCTGTAAGATATGCTTATTTTTGTCCTTAAATTCATTATTGAGCAAGTCTATTGTATAAGAGGCATGTCCGGAAAAATACTTTTTACCAGATTCAACTAACATGCCTTGACTGCGAAAAAAACGCTCGTTTGCAAAGCTTACCAGTACAGTCTTCACTTATTAATTTTATATCATAATCAATGGATTTCAATGATATATACATTAAAATAAAGTATGGATTTTAAAGTGTTAAACTTTTTGGAAGGCGGTGTGGAAATATATGAGGCTTTAAAAACTGGTAAACCGTTGTGTATAGGTAAGATAGGTAATGCCGAATTAATGTGTGCGTACAATTATTTTTTTGCCAAACATCACAATCAAAGCCCAATTTCCTGGAACCCGACAGTTGTAAATGAAATTTTTGTTAATGCTGGGGTCTTTCCTCAGACAGAAGAGGCTAGAATATATTTTTGTGAACAACTATCCGACGCGGTAACAGCTACAGATATTATTTCACCTTGGAATAATGGATTAGGGGATTTTGAACTAAGATTTATAAAAAGCAGAAATCCTTCCAGTGTATTGGTTGATCTTCAATCATTAGAATCTTTTTATCATGGATTGCCTTGGACTAGTCTTCTAAAGGATAAGCGAGTTTTGGTTATAAGCCCTTTTACCGAAACGATAAAAAAACAATATTCAAATAGATTGAGTATCTGGCGAAATCCGGAAGTACTCCCGCAATTTGATTTAAAAACAATTTTTCACCCGACAAGTAAGGCTATTACTGGTGATAAGAACAAATATCTAACATGGAAAGAAATGATCGATGATATCAAATATCAAATGTTTCAAGCTGATTACGATGTAGCATTGATAGGTACAGGCGCATCATCATTACCGCTAGCAGCTTTTGCCAAAAATATGAATAAACAAGCAGTACATTTAGGCGGGGCACTTCAAATGTTATTTGGTATAAAAGGTAAAAGATGGGAACAAATGAGAATTTTTAATCATTTTTATAATAATGCCTGGGTAAGGCCTTCTGCTGAAGAGACGCCGGAGGGTTATATGAAGATTGAGGGTGGAACTTATTGGTAGAAACTTTTTAAAAGTTGTGCTTGTGCAGCTGCTTGCGCACCCGAATAAGACCAATAATTCGTTTTAAACCAAGTATCATTGAAACAGACCTTCTCTAATTCAGCTTCATTTTTATGCGGCGTCCAATAATTTATACCTGGTCTCACTAGTAAGACATTAAAGAGGTAGTGATGCCACATATCAACATCAAATCTACAGGGTACCCAGTATAAACTATTATTATAATCTACTTCCAGTGTGGAGTATTGATCTCCCCCGCCGTGTTTTATATGAAAGGTGGGTGGTGGCCAGTCGTTACAGAATTTAGATTTTCCATGCCTTAAGCATAATGTAGCGTAATGTACATCCCAACAAGGATGGCCTAGGATATAATTCGGAAACTCTAATCGTTTCTTTTTCCACCAAGAAGTCTTAAAAATAAATGTATCAAAACCTGCAACCTGATAATGATCGCCTGAAATTGGTTCAGATAAAGTAAAAATAGGCTCAATGGCCAGCCTACTCGCTGGCCATGAATCGTAGTCTGTCTCTAAGAAAACTTTTATTAGTCTGTCCGAAATTATAATATCATCATTAGTAAATGCAAAATATTCATAATTTAAATCAGCTAATTTATCAAAAACTTCTCTCAACATAGGTATAGTCCGTGTTGATTCTTTTACATAGTCTTTATTAGATTCTTTTAATACAAATAGGGTTTTTATACCCGGATGCTCTCTACCTTTGATAGCTTTGTCTTCAAATTGAATATTGTATAAGTCTATAATATCTGGATATTTGCTTTTTACTACAAGAAGTGATTCTATACATAAATCAGTTCGAACTGATTTACCGAACAAATTTACCCCGAAAGCAATCTTTTTATTAGCTGGCATTTAATCTCTCTTTGCGTAAAAGCGTTGCAGGTCTTTTAAAATTCTTCTAACTTTCTTTTCATCCATATCTGGAACTGCACCTTGCCAAGCGGGTAAATAACCATGCTTCTCTTTGAAAAGCTTTACCCCGTGCTCTATATTTGACCGCCAATCTGTTCTCGGTCTTATTGCACTACTTTTTTCTGAACATTCTATTTCATCTAAATAATCCATACTATTTGCTATATCCGGAAAATGCCAGTAGGGTGCCCCCATACCAACTTTAAAAATTCTATAATCATGATCAACATGTTCAAAAGCATTTGTATAGTCTTCATCTATTAAGCCTGCTTTATCTAAACATGCTTTCGAATAATAACAAAAAGCACCAACACTGTGTGCATTAAATGCTATCTTTATATCACCGTAATCTATAATATATCGAGGTGTTGGTGCACCACCGGATATATTTCCCTTATTAGCCGGGCCATGATATCCAAAATTAAAGTGCTGTATACCTGTTATGTCTTTGGCTCTAATATATTCATTGAATACCTCTGGATCTTTAACTATAATATCATCCTCAATTAAAAAAAGATCTGTGCAACCCTTTTCAAGCAACGCTTTAAGCAGCTTATTTTTTGATTTGCCTACGCCTAGATTTTGTTCGTTTTGTATAAATTTAAAAGGTCTTTCGTTTAATAGTCTCTCCCAATCTTCAAATTTCGAACCGTCATTAACTACAACAAGCTCAACATCTTTGGGAATAGTTCTAAAGCATTTAAGAAAAAATTTCGGTCGATTACATGTTACAATTCCTACACCCGTCATACGTTTATTATATTAAAAATAATTGTATTGCAACTATATCTAAAGTAATAAATAACTGATATGTCGACGTTTAACAAGGTTAATATTAAAGAGTTAAACCAAATAGAGGAAATTGTCAACGGCAATTATCTTATTGTTGAAAATAGTACAGGCACAAACATTATAGATTTTAAAGATTTTGTAATAGGGCCAAACAATACTAGTTTTTATACATCTGTAGCCACTATTAGTAGTCGGGTTAATACCTTGAGTGCTACGGTAGAGTCTCGCCAACCAGGGTTTACCACTGTTATTAGATACGCACCTACTGGTGGGGGGTCAGCATCCGGTGTAACATTTCCCGCCGGTGTTAACAATATTAAGGTGACTATAGTAGGTGGCGGGGGAGGTGGAGGCGGCTCCAGCAGCTCAGGAGCTGGAGGTGGTGGTGGCGGGGGCAGTACAAACATAAAATATTTTACAAATGTAAGAGGTAAAACATATTCTTATGTGGTTGGCGCCGGTGGTGCTGCAGCTGCAGCAGGCGGTCAGTCCACCTTTACGGTTACAGGAGAAACACAGGTTATAGCACCGGGAGGTTCTGGTGGCACTGTTGGGTCTGCTGGAGGTGCGGTCGCCGGTGGGGCAGGGGGATTAGCAGGGTCTGGTGGTGATATACCTTTAGCAGGCTCTTCTGGTGAAAATGGTATTGCGGGGAGTACTGCGGCGTTTGCTGCAGGCGGACGAGGCGGACCAGGGTTTATGGGCTCAGGAGCCGGTCGCGGTGGTAATGGTAGTAACGTGAGCGGTCAAAACGGTTCAGATAATACGGGAGCCGGCGGTGGTGGAGGTTCTGCAAGCGGTGCTGGTGGTAGTGGAGCAGCCGGGGTTGTTATTATAGAGTATTAATATTTACGTTATCCTTATGAAAGGGTAGCGCCTTAATCATTTTCTGTAAAATTCTTCTATCATCAATATTCATTGACTTTAACCTTGCATATTCTTTTCGAAAAGAATTTATAAATTCTTCAGATAGATTAAAGTTTCTTGGATAAAACAGTCTATGAATGGTTTTAATTGACTTAAAACTTTCCATTATAAAATTGTAATTTTTATCAAATAACATTAAGATATTTATTACAAAATACCTTTTTCTTTAGCAGCTAACCCTTTTTGTTCTCTTAGAAGGCTTTCCATTTTGGCGATTTCATCCATATTTACTAGGCTTTGTTCTTCACCATACATACTACCTTCTGGGGTAATATACATACTAATAAGATCTATTCTTTCTTCTGTTGTCCCTTTAAGTTCAATTAGCCCCGGGCTATCGTGAGGAGGAAAGAAGGGTGAAGCACCTGTTGATAGAAGCTGACTGTAAATAGCCCTAAAAATATTATCAGTTTCCATAACAAACTCTGGGTCAACTTCTCTTATATTATTATTGACTATAGGTCCCATTAAATCTCTGGTTGATAGAAATATAATATCCAAGGTTCTCATACTCTCTTTTACAAGTTCTATTGATTCATCTATATATTGCTTGTTAAACCCTTTTATACCCTTATCATGGCACCATAGCGAATATACTACGTTATCAAGCCCACACCTATCATAAACAATATTATCATGTAAGGTATATCCTTTTTGTTGATCTACCATAAACTGCAAAATACTACGTTGAATCTTTTTATCTGTTCTCTTACTATGCTTATTATTTGATATTAATGTTCTGTATGAAGTTTCTGGAGACTTGTAATTTGGCCATTTGGCTAAAAAGGCGCTAATTGTTGTTGTTTTACCTGTACAAGCGGCTCCGCTAAAAGCTATACGCATATCTTATTTTATAATATAATTGTAATTAATCTAGATTGGGTTCCCCGACTAAACCACCAAAAGCACCAGGGGCCTCGTATTTTCTTTTCTTTTGATCTGCTTTCCACTTCTTAAATCTTTGGGCCACTTCTTCAGGGGACTGCATATCAGCGGGAAGCTCTTCTATGGGCTGCTTACCTTTCATAACTTGCTTCCACACACTATTAGGTGATAGATTAGAGTTGTCAGTATAGGATTGTCCCATAGCATAAGGTGTTAGTGATTGGTAGTTAGGAAACCCTTCTTCTGGACGTTCTAATTTAAAATTGCCTGTTTTAGAAAATTTTAATTGTGGTGGTGGGGCTACGATAGGTGCTTGACCAGCCGTTTTATCTTGTACAGCATCTTTGGCTACAGCAATTTCTTTTTCTTTAGCACCAACATTTTGTGCAGTATTAGTAATTGATCGATCAACAGGAACTGCTTGATCTACTGGCACTGCTTGATCTACTGGTACTGGTTGTGCTGCATCAGGTGTTTTTACACCTGCTGGCGCCGGTGCAGAAATTTCAGGCGTACCCCCGACTACATCTGGTGCTGGAGAAACCCCAGGGGTACTACCACCAACTACATCTGGTGCATTAGTTGAAGGTATTGGAGGAACTAAGGGTGGATATGTTTTAGGCTTATTTTTATCTATTTCAGGTTTTACATCTGTTTCTGTTGGAGTCGGTAATGGAGGCGCCCAAGCACCACCCCCCACACCGACCAGGGTTCCTACTAATACAGAAAAAAGACCTGCTACCCACGGGGCCACTTTAGTTAATGCGGGTATAGCAACCGCTGCGGCCGCAGGGTTCTCTTGTAAAATTTGTAAAATTTCGTTTGCTTTCTTATCAAACTTATTAAGAATCACCAATTATTTATTATAATTAGCGATTGATAACAGAAGCAAGCTTAGACTTAAACTGCAATACAAACTTATCTACAAAAGTATCTAATGCCTTATTACCAGCTTCTAGACCTTCAGTTTTAATAATATTGGTAAGTTCATCCTGATTTAATAGTACTCTAAATGATTCATCACCACCATTTTCACCAGAAATAGTTACATCGATGTTTACGTTCATAAGTTAATTTAAATAAAGAGTATAAAAAATCAACTATACTTTTAATGCTTTATCCCAAATTACTAGCTGCAACCTTGGACTAAATTTCATATCATGTGTTTTACATAATTCTGCTACCATAGAAGCTTTTTCTGTATGCTCTTGCCTACTACCACAACACGGCATTAACCATACTCTATGTCTTGGCAACAATATATCTGGGTGGTTGATATACTTCTCATATACTTCGTCTAAGTCTTTTTGCTCGTTAATTACAAATTTGAATCCGGAACCGGCACTAACGTGCCATTTAAGTACGGCAGGTTTATAGCGCTTTTCTTCTGGGTCACCGTTATTAGATAGCTTTGGAGAGGTTGTATATGTTACCCGGTATGCTGTCCAGTCATCTAAAGGTTGAATAGTTGCATTAGTCTCAAAATCTATTTTTGGTATAAACCCATTACGCTTAGCAAACTCTCTAACCAGTTCTAATAGGTTTTTCTGTTGAATTAGAGGCTCACCCCCTGTAATCTTCCAGATGGCCCCTTCACGTAAATGCTTTGTATACCCCTCATTATCCAGTAAATCTAAAATGTCTTTAATTTTAAAATGATTTTTTACTGACCAACTTATAAAGCTATCGCACCCGTGAGGTGAATCAGCAGAAGCAAACCCTTTACACGTTAAATTACACATCGATAATCTCATAAACACCGATGGGTGACCTACATATTCGCCTTCCCCTTCTATTGTATAAAAAACCTTATCATCACTTAAAAATATTGTTGTATCTAAAGACATAGTATTATTATAAGGTTAACTTTGCATTAATCAATGTAGATTTTGAATAAATAATACAGATGTCTAAGATGGCTAGAGCAGCCAGAAAGGCTGCTAAATTTGAAGAAAAACTCATTAAGTCTGATATTCTTCTAAATTTTAAAATTGATCAAAAGTTTCATTTAAATGAACATCACAAAGCTTTTGCAGAGAAGGCTTTTGATGATAAAACAAACATCATTTTTGCAGATGGACCAGCAGGAAGCTCAAAAACATATCTTGCTGTGTATGTTGCCTTAACATTACTTAAAGAGCGAAAGGCAGATGAAATTGTGTATATACGGAGTATTGTTGAATCAGCTTCTAGAAAACTAGGTAGTTTACCGGGGGAGGTAGACGATAAGTTTAAGCCATGGAGCATACCATTAGTAGAAAAATGTGATGAGCTTGTGGGTAAGCAAATAGCTAATATACTCTTTGAGAATGAATATTTAAAATGTATACCTGTTAATTTTTTACGAGGAGCAACGTTTTCCAACAATGTGGTAATTGTTGATGAGGCACAAAATCTAGAGCATAATGAATTAACAACAATTCTAACTAGATTTGGTAAGGGTTGTAAGTTATTTGTTATTGGTGATTCCTTGCAATCTGATATTCCTAAATCTGGCTTTCAGAGTTTTATGAAAGCTTTCAGTTGTGAAAACAGCAAGGAACATGGTATTGAAACGTTTCACTTTACCGAAGACGATATTACCAGGAGCAAGCTACTAAAGTTTATAGTTTCTATAGTTAAGACTATTAAGAACCCCAGCTAGTACCACCAAATGGATTGCCCCAACCGGTAGACATTTCATTACCGACCGCAGCTGCATTACTCCTTGTAACTGCGTTTTGTATCTCTGGAGCAGGAGCAGCAACCGTGGTAGCCTGTGGTTGAAAAGGTAGTTCAAATTGTTCTGCATTATGTTTCTCTGAAACATAAGGATCATGTTGTGGTACTGTAACATAGTCTCGCGTTACAATAGCAGAATTTTTATCATGCTCCCATACCTCTACTCTTTCAACCCAACATCTATTATTTGTCTGGGATCTTATAATAATGTCAGCATTTATAAAACACCATTGTGCTGTACGCTCTATACCTACACCTGTTGGCATAATTCTTAAATCAACAGCACCTTTGTTATGTAGGTTTTTAAAATCTTCTAATAAAGGATCATCACCAGCAATGCATAATGTGTGATCAAACTGTTTCTCTAAAGTTAATTTTAATTGCTTTAAACCTCCAAAATCTACAACCCAATTCTTTTCGTCTAAATTGTTACAACCAAACCAGAATTTAGCTTGCAGCCTGTAGCCATGAATAAACTTACAATGACTATCAGCTCTCCATTGTCTAAACGCACAACTACCTAAATCAATAATTTTTGTACTTTCAAATTGAAATGACATCTATATAGTATATTAACTTATAGTGATAAATCAAGCGCTAGACTGATTTTCGATACAATCTGAACAACCATCACAATCACAATTCTTTTCTTTAGCCTATTTACAGGTGTAATTCTTTTCTAATGTCATACCTTCTTTAAAGAATTTCTCTAGTAAATGATTAACCACATTATCAAAATTTTCTTTTTTTAAGTACTTTTTAATTTCTTTTTTAGGCATTTCTTTGGCAACTTCTCTTGCTTTACCGGAAACTTTAGACTGACCCTTCTTCGCCCCCATAACGGCACCAAAAAATCTCTTCTGTTTTTCTGTTTTAGATGGCATTTGTTGTTTCCTTAAACTTTTTTAAATAACCTCTAATACTATTTATCTTTTCATCTGTTGATAATTTAAAATATTCTTCTTGTTTGGGGAGATATTCCTTAAAAAACTTTCCAATTTGCGCCATAGTCTCCGGGTTATGCTTCTTAAGCTCTATAGCAACCTCAATTACTATAAGACTGTAATCTGGTCTTCTAGCCAAATCGTCATAATTAGTGCCTAAAGATTCTTTAAGAAGATTTATTGAGGCCGCTATGAAAGCATTATCTTTCTTATTCTCCGATGTTTTATCGTTAATGTTTAGAGAACCTAACTTGACCAACCACACACTATTAGAATATACAATAGTACCCCTATTGTAAAATCTTGCCCCCTCAACATCTTCAAAAATAATTTTGCCTACCTTAGAAGGGTTATCAAGATAGGTAAAATCTAACAATATTTTTTTTATCTTATTTAACTCTGGTTGTATATCCCCAACAACATACATTATACCGTCGGTGGAAAGCTTTACATTTTTTATTCTACCCATTAATTGGTATTTAACCTCATTATATTTCTGATAAGATAACTTTGGTAAGCCTGTTATTACAACAGGTTCATTATTGTAAGGTAAATGTGAATAGTCCTTTGTTCTAGCCCTATCGGTTACTTTTTTAATATCAACAAGATCACCTATTTCAAAAGATTTTAAAAACCTGTTAACTCTTGCAACTATATTATCCTTTCCTAGGACCAGCTCTGCACCTGCACCTACTGTTTTAGTTAAAAGATTTAAACCTTTACCCGTAGCCTTTAATAACCTATCAAATTTACCTTCGCGGGTTCCAAATATATCTTCTGCTTTATTTTTAATTTTTACATCTTCATCAGCTGAAGGAGAAGGCAGAAGAGTGCTTTCATTATTAATTGCCATTAAATCCTCTATACTAATATTGGCCTGGGCTAAAAAAGCTTTTATAAAATCTATACTACTAGTATTTCTAATCTGATTATAGACAGGGGTCTCTTCTCCATGACCTGCTTTGATTAAGGCTCTTAAAAGTGCTGTTTTTATATCTGAAATTTGAGGAGTAGCAGATATTGTTTCAACCGGCTCTAATTGCGCTACACTTACTTGCTGGATAGGATCTGCTGCTGGTGGAGCATTTATAATATAAACGTTCACCATACCTTCACCACATTCCTCAAGTACATAACCTTCAAAACAGCTTACATTTTCATATCCAAACACAGGCGGTATTGACGGATCAGACTTTACCCTAACTCGCTTTAAACGTGTGTTCTTAAAGGTATTTTCTATTAATTTGTTTAACATAGAATGTTTGATTATTTATCTTGATTATCTAACATTATTGATATAATAATAATATGTTTAATAAGAAAAAGCTAGCTTTTGCCAATCATAACCATCCACATTCCGAGGAAGAGAGAAATCAAATTATACTAAAGGCCGCGGCCGCGTATGAAGCATACATGGACGCTTTGGGTTATGATTGGAGAAACGATCCAAATAGTGCCAACACCCCCTTTAGGGTTGCTAAGGCATTTGTAGAAGACTTTGCCTGGGGATGTTATAGTGAGCCGCCTAAGATTACCGCGTTTGATAATGTAGATAAGTATGATGGTATTGTATCTCAAACCAATATTAAAGTTACATCGCTCTGCTCACACCACCACGCACCTTTTATGGGGTTTGCCCACGTTGCTTATATTCCTGCAAAGGACGGTAAGGTGATTGGATTGAGTAAATTAAATCGTATTGTGGATTGGTTTTCTCGTCGCCCTCAAGTACAAGAAAACCTTACAATGCAAATTCACAAGTATATTGATGAAGTTTGTATTAAGAATAAAGGAGTAGCTGTTATGATTGAGGCCGCTCACACATGCTGCTCTAACCGTGGCATTAGACATGATTCAACTATGCGTACCGCAAGAATGTCTGGTGCTTTTCTAGATGATAAAGATAATTCTAGAAACGAATTTTACAAGTTTATTGAGTTCGCACAAAACCGAAAATTAATCTAATTTGACTAAATAATTAGTGTAATTTAATTATACGCGGGGAGTTGGTTAATCCTCCTTCCAGTATTTCTTGTTTTAGAGATCTTACCTTTTATGCACACGAGTTTTGTCATTATAATGTAATTGTAGAAGGTGAGCCGAAAGACCCATATTATTCTTTTTTAAAAAGAAGAGGGGCTATGGACTATGTGGATGATATTTTGTTACCTGGGGAAGAGATCGGAATGAGGGTTGATAGTGAATTTGTTTACTCACCTACCGTGTGTGTGGTAGATAAAATTAACGCATACAATTTAAGATATGTCTTAAGTTGTATAGGGGTAAGCAATGTTATTTTTTAATTTCGCTGTTAATATTAACATTAACAACACCGCCATTTAATTTTATAAAATCTTTACTTAAGAGAACAGGGGTATCTTGCTGACTTCTGTCCGCAAGGCTGAAAGGAACTTTATTAAATTGTTCTTGGCCCAAGCTACAGTCTAACTCTACTACTGGTCTATCGTTGGTATTATTATTTCCGGATACCGTTATAAACTCTTTTACAGGCAATTCTAACACTTTGTCGTTTACTGTTTTAAATTTTACATGTCCCTCTTTTGCACCATCAATTATTTCTGCATGAAGTACATTATAACCGCTGTTACCAGTGTCTACAGTGGCTCTAACGTTTCCAACATGTTGAATAGTAATACCTTCCGTAGCCCCTAGTATTTGTTCATAGAAAAATTCTTTGTAACTACGCATATATTATGTATTTATTTGAATAAATATATAAAATGAGCAGAAAAGGTGAATTAGAAAAAATTTCCGAAGCTTATACCCAGATTGTAGTTAATGAATTAAACCTGGGCCCCGCGGCCGAAACCACGAATATGGTACCTTCCAATAACACATCAACAGTAATAAAGCTTAATAAAAAATCTTGTGGGTGTGAAGATGGTGAAGATTGTTTACAGTGTAAAAATAGTGAAAATTGTGAAGATTCTTCAAAAATTACCCCTGTTGAACCCTCTACCGGTTCTGGTGAATCTGAAGCTGATATGGCAAAGAACGAACTATATAAAATTCATAACGGGTCAAAAGCTCTTTACAATCTACTAAAAGACAATCAAGATTTAGAACCTTGGGTATTCAGTAAAATTACATTAGCTGCAAGCTATATTGAGAGTGTTAAAAACTATCTTGAATATAACAAATTTAGAAAAGACGGTGAGTTTGATGCAGATGAAAATTCACATGAATTAAAAATAGTATCTAAAATAAGAGATATGCTGTACGGTGAGGGTAAAGAAGTTCTAGAATCTGTATTACGCCAAACAATTTTTAATCTTGAAGCATTAAATGCTATTAACGAATCAGGTAATAAGGGTTCTGCGCCTACCGCCAACTAAGCGGTTCATCTTAGAAAAATCTACTCTATCTACAATCTTTACTTGATTATTACCAGCAAACAAAACATAGCCTTCATCTTTTGTTTTAACATACGAGCCATCGGGAAGTCTGTAAAAAGCATGCTGTGTTAGCTTAGTATCTAGTTGAGACAGTATATTAAAAATAAGGTACTTAATTTTTACCATCTCAAAGGTAGCTGTTAATAGATGCTCAAAATTAGCTGCGTTGTTCTGTAAAAAGCTTTGAACAATACTAAGTCTTTGCTGGCGTTGGGCTTGACCCTTAGGTCCAAGTCCTTCTATACCTTTTGTTATCTGCGACTCAACATATTGTTGAAACCCCTTGTAAAATGCATTAAAGTTTAATCTACCGCTAGTCTTTGCTGCCCCAAACAGTCCTGAGTCCTCTAGGTCAAGTTGCTTATTTAAATAGCGCTTTAACATATCTAGGATTTGGCTAGAAGGCGCCCCCCTACCAGGCGACACATATTCATTATTAAATTCATCAGAAATAGAGTTTATATGCTTACTAGCGTCCACTATAAGTGTATTAAGATTATCAAAAAATTTATCGGGTATATCAAAAGCAAAAGTACGATAATTGCTACCTTTTATGAATGCTTTTGAATTTGTACTACTAGCAATCAAACTGTCAATGTTTTTAGACGCCGGTACAAGTTTTATTATCCCCGATTCTTTATCTACTACCCCTTTAAAACTATCATGAACAACTACCCCCACTGAAGAGTTTAATACTTTATGAAATAGTTCTGATTTATCATCCATAGGAATAGCATACATTATAGTGTTTGGTTCAAAAGTAATAAACTCTTCTGTACCTATTTTCACTCTTTTTTTATCTTCTTGACTAGCGTATAAAACATCACCTTGATATATTAACCCAGAATTATCATAAGCTGGTGTTAACTGCTCTAATAAATTTTTAAGCCTAGATGCAAAATCTGGTCTATCCGACATAGCTTGATCTATCTCTTCTGATGTATGAAAGAGTTTTGCATTTTCTTTTATTGTATCGGTAGATTCATCCACTACATATTTTAATGATATAAAAAAAGTCTTAGTTTTTGGATCAATACCAAACAAAATAGCAGGGCTTCCATCTATTTTTGCATTAATTTCTTGCTCTGATTCGTAGCCTTGAATCTTTTTAGAAATTAAATTTACATGTGTCAGAAAATCTTTAAATCCTGCTTTACCGTTCTCTACAGCTAAGTCTTCTAAATGTGAGAGATGTGGTGAAAAATAAGAAGTACGCTCTTCTTTTATAATTTGCTCTTTGAGCAAGAATTGTTTAAAAGATTTCATTTTTTTAATCGATTAAAGATAGCCTCTTTACTTTGATCTGCAATATTTGGTAATAAAGAATGAAACCCCTTTGCATTATTTTTTAACAATGCTGCACGTGCATCTGTCGCAGACGCTAGTCGAGAAATATCTTTCATAGCAATACTTTGTACGTTTTTTCCTTGGAAAATCTCTTTACTTGGTCCATAGAATGATTTAAATCTTTCTGTATCTTCTTGACTTGCATAAAGGTTAACACTGTAAGGTGGGTTAAACTTTCTTAACAAATCTGCTATTTCTGTTGCCGCAGGTAGAGGGGTAGGGGCTCTAGGTGTGGGGGTAAAAACACCATTGTTAAGGATGTCTGTAATTTGATATATAGTTAAAACAGGGGACCCTTGAACTGAAAACACATACAAGTTTTTTGGTAGATACTGTTTATAAGTCTCCCAGACAAACATTGAGTCGTCGGCTGATATGTTATCTCTATCTATTTTTGAAACTAAAATTACTGCTGCATCATTAATTGTTGCAGCTTGTTTTGCAGTATCAAAATGGCCTTTGTGAGGCGGTTTAAATGCTCCAGGAAAAAAACCTATACTACTACCATTTTGTTCTGTAAGAAATTGTTTAAATGGTTTCATTACTAGCTATTTTTTGCTTGATCTTTACACTTCCTGAACTTATTGTATCAAAAGCAAGATAGGTATTTAACTTACTATGCGGAATGTATTGAAAGCCTTGGCTGTTTACTGCAAATAACCCATCATTTGGAAATAAATTCTCAACAATATCTTGAGTTTTATCTTGAATTAGCTTAAGCATTCCTGACAAATTAAGTGCTATTATTTGCTTTCTAAAAGATAATTCATCAGTACATTTTTTAAATTCCTTACATCTCTTTTGAATTAATGCCCTATCAATTTTCTCTGCCTCTTTTTTGAAAAATTCTTTTTCTTTCTCATCACCTTGTACGCTGTAATGTTTATTGATAGTATCGGCGATATCCCTTACAGCTGGATTAGGTGTACCTTCTTCATTGCCTGTTGCGACTTGTGTAGAGGCAATCTCGTTTAATACATCAACTAATTGTTTTAAGGAAAAAATTACGTAAGGGCGCTCTTCTTTATATTGACCTAAATTTAAAATAGGAGAAATAAGAATACCTTTAGAGAGCTCTCTTGGGGCTTTACGCTTTATGTCATTTAAATATTCATCTAAGCTCCACCTGTCTTTAATAGCGTCAAAATGTCCCTTTTGACTTTTTCTGTTAAGAATAGTGCTTTTTACTGTATTGCTATTTAGAATCATATTGTTTATGGTCTGCTTACCCTGGGCGTCTAGCGTATTAAATTCCTTTAGTATAGCATCTAACAATTCTATTGTCGAATTAAGGATATCTGTAAAAACCCCGGTTCCTTCCGTTCCTGTACGTACAGCTTTAGTTAATTCTTTTACCTCATACTTGCGTTTATCTGGTCCTACCACGTCAAAAGAAGCTCCCCCGCCTTGTATAATTCTACCAGATGCTTTATCCACTTGTTCCTTAGTCTTGAACCCATACAATATACATGCTATACTGTATTCTCCTCTACCAGTACCTTCCTTATCCCCACCTGCTGTTTTTTGAAATAAATCTGGAGATATATCGTATTCTGTCCACGGTGTTTGAGGTACATATTCATCACCCGGCACAAAAACTTTGACCGGGGGTGTATTTACCTGTTGTCTAGGCAGCGGAGGCACAGTTATGCCGGCTACGTCTTCAAAATATAGGTCTTTTAGGGATATGTAAGCCACTTGTTATTTATATGTTAATAAACTAAGTAAACAGGTAAACCTTTACATTTACTCTGGAGTTAGATGAGTAATTGTGCCCTCTGGGGCGCTTAATAGCTTAATGTCTGGAGGAAATACGGCAACACCACCATATTTCTTTGATTCACAATGATAATAATCCCCTACCCATTCATCACAATTAAATATAACACCTTTAACGAACTTTACTTCTTGCTCCCGTCCATCTCTTGTGCATAATAAAGTCTGGTCTTTAGTCAGCTGAATCTTTATAGGGCCTTTACCGACCACTTCTCCTGCGCTTTCAAGCCCAAATTTACGGGCTTGGTGATATTCTTGATCTGATAGGCCTTTTTTATCTTCACTGAAAGCTGATGCCAATTTTGCAAATACTTGCTTCTCGTCTAAATGCCCTGGAAGTACAGCCACAAAATCACCACTATCGGTGGACATAATAAACATATTGTTCTTAAATTCTCTGTATTCTTGAGGAAAAGTATCTGCAAAATCTTCATCATTCTCCATGTCTTCAATTGTTCTGTCTACTACATCTTGCAAGCTCTGGGCTTGCTCGTGGTCCACTTCACTCAAATCAAAACCTACATCACTGGTGTTATCTACACCTCCACTTACTACTGTGAATTTTTTTACAATGCTTTGAGCATCTTCGCTTTTTGAAAAAGCGTCTGCCTTTAAATAAGATAGTTTTTTAGATTTAATATCATCTAGAATATACTTCTTAAAAACTTCTAATGAACCATCAAGCAATCTTTCTAAGTGTGCCGATCTACTGGTAATAGGATACTCATGTAATTTATCTAAGAATAAACTAGCCCATTGTTTGGCCAATTCTTTATGAAAGGTGTCTATGTTAGTATCTTCTGCCTCTTTAATACTATTATAAGCCTCAAACAATAACTTAATGTCCCTATTCATAATATTATTTATTGACCACCAACTTCCTTATTAGTAATAACGTCAATAGTATTAGAATACTTTTTAATTATTTCGTATTTACATCCAAATCAATAGCTTCTACTTGCATTAACTTGACAATCTTATCTAAAATCTCAGACGCGTTTTTTGCATTTACTTCTGGTAACTCCTTAATTGTCTTTAATCCTAGATCATCAGGGTTCATAAACAAGGCTTTACGGATAAGATTAATTAAAAATACTTCGCCTTCAGGTGTTAATGGCTTCTGCTGAGGCGGTTCAGCTGGAGGAACAGCAGCAGCCGGCGCCGGTGCAGCTACAGGAGCTTCCGGAGCAGGTATGTTTAAATCTTGAGGAGGTACTTGCTCGAAAAGCTCTCTATATTTTGTTTCTAGTAATTTATTAAATTTCATACCGCTGGAACCGACGGCACTGCTGTCGTTGGGGTAGCGGCTAATTCACTCGATGTTTGTTTAAGCTTATTTGTTGCGTCCATTGCCTTTTTCTTAAGGGCATCCGCTACTTGCTTATAAACATTATCTAATTCTTCTTTTTTCTTAGCCAATTCCGGGTCAATTTGAACATCAAGAGTGTCTTGTATGGCTTTACCTAGATTACTACCTGGCTTAGTACCTGTTATTGATGTAGAGGGTGTGGTTGCAACTGTTGAAGATGGTGTTGTGGGTGTAACATATTCTTCCACCCATTGAGGCTTTTCAACTTCTAGTTTATTATATTCTTCTGCTAGCTTAGCTAAAAACTTCATTATATTATATTTATGCTACAAACAACCCTAATTTGATCTTAATGTTTTGAGATATATCCTCTTGTAGCTTATGTATTTTGTATTTCTTAAGATAAGAATAGAGTTTTGTAAGGTTAGGTGTACCGCGCTTATATAAATTATTAGTTATTCTTGCTTTAAGTTCTTTACTTTCTCCCGTATTCTTGCCAAGTATGTTCTGAAAGTCTGCTTGAGATAAATCTGTATTAAGAAAATTAATTGATAAAATATTAAAAATATTTCTAAAACTGTTGTATATAAAAATATCTTCTCCGCTAAAATGTTGAGAGATTATTTTTGTTGGAAGCAAGAAAACAGTCTTAACATTGATACTATTACCAAGAGAATCTGTAAAAAACGAGGCCACCCTGTATACTATAAACTGTCTTTTTAAACGATTATTCTTTTCAAGCCCATACTTAATAACATCCTCTGTCAATTGTGGCTCTATTTCCCTATCAAAAATAACTTGACAACTTGCAAATCGTATGCCAAGGTTTTTATCTTCAAAATAAACTCCTCTCATCTTTAAATTATAAAAGAATTTTAGTACTAGTCAATACTAAAATTCTTAGGCGGCGTCCCTATCCTGACATTTAGAATGCCATTATAATAATCATCTCTTAAGATTACATCTCTTTCTATCTGCTCTTTTATTTCTCTATATCCTAATTCCCATTTAGACCCACATGCATGTAATATAGTAAAAGTAAATTTGTCTTTACCGTACTTTTCAATATCTTCATTAAGCTCTTTTGACGACCCTGTATAGCTTTTCCAATCAGACTCTTTTATTTCTATTCTTTTATTTTTCTTGCCCTTTAAGGGTTTACGCTTTAGTTTACTCTGACATTGCTTTTTACCTACATATTTTCTACCTGTAACTGTATTGCATATCTCATAAATGAATCCAAATGACGATTCATTAAAAGATATACCCTCTTTTAAAATCCAATGACCTAGGTCCATCAGAAGTATTTAAACTTATTTCTTCTTTGTACAAGTATTTTATTTTTTTTGCCTTTTACTTTAAAAAGAGGTTTGGCCAAAAATGCTGCACCGGGTGCGTAAAAATCAGTATTGCCGACATCACCTCCATGTCCCATACTAGCAGCTGATCCAAAAACACCTCCGTCCCCGGCTACATTTTCTTCATTCATTACAAATTGTTTAAATGTTATCATGATTGATTTTTCACTATAAGGTATTACAATCATATTTATGACTTTACTGCAAAAATATGTAGCAGAGCTAGAAGAAGATGTAAAGCTAGATGAGCTTAACCTCAAAGAGGCAGCATTAACACTACCCGGTAAAAAAGCAAAATGGGTGTCTCGCTTGATGTTAGAGAAAAGTGAGCTTATAGAGCTAACTAAGAAAAAAAACATTTTAGTGTCTTCCGTAATCGAAGCGGTAAAGGCAGAGTCTCCTGTAAAAATGACATACCCCTCTCTTAAAGAGGCTGCGGAACGACACTCAGCTGTTGCAGATCTTAACTTAGAGATTAAGGAAAGAGAGAGTGTTGTTGAATTTCTAGAACGTGTTGAGAAGACTATTCATAGTATTGGTTTTGATATAAAGAATCTAATAGAGTTATTAAAGATGGAGACCATGTAATGGTATATTTTGACTTGAATAAGGGAGGTGAGTATGGGGTGCTTTCTGGTGATTTTTTTAACGATATAAGAGAGCATTTCTCTGTTAAAAATGAAGGTGCTAGGTTTGCAAGAATGAGAGGGCGGTTTATTCCTTCACGAACGTATGCTATAACTCCCGCTGGCAAGGTAGATCCATGTTTATTTTTTGAAATAGCTAAATTTTTACTACAAAATAATTTTTGTACGAAGGATCAGATAAAAGCTTCAAAAACTTTTTTAGATAGTATTATTCCCGGTCCAACCACTTATCAAAAGAGTATTCATTATACTAATCAGCCTTATGATAATCTGTCTCTGCAACTAAGAAATTATCAAAAGGCTATTGTTACTAAATGTTTAGATTCAGGTAGAGGCGTGGTGGTTTTAGCGACTGCAGGCGGTAAAACACTCATTATGGCCTCTTTGTTGTCAAACTTTTTTAATTTTAATAAAAATTTTAAATGTCTTTTAATTGTACCTGACTTGGGATTAGTCTCACAAACCTATAGTGATTTTAAAAACTACAATGTTCCTTTTTTCTGTAGCAAGTGGACAGGTAATGATAATTTAGATTTAGGTGCAAATGTAATCATAGCTAATTTGGGTATCTTACAATCGGAAAAATCAGATTTAAGTTGGCTTAGTAATATTGATGTATTGTTGTTTGATGAGATTCATAAAGCGAGAAGAGGAAATCAAATTAATAAAATTTTAAAAAATATTAAAACTAATATTAGATTTGGATTTACCGGTACGCTACCAGAAGAAAAATTAGATCAATGGAATATTATAGGTAAAATTGGGCCCATTATATATGAAAAAAATAGTTTTCAGCTTCGCGAAGAAAGATTTGTATCGAACGTTCTAGTGACTGCCATTCAATTAAATTATAATAACCGACCTAACTATGATATAGAGAGCTCTAATCCATCAGAAAAATATAGAACAGAGCTTGAGTTTTTGTTTACCAACACTTTTAGGAACAATACAATTGGTTCTATATGTAACAATGCGCCAAATAATGTGTTAGTGTTAATCGACTACATAAGACATGGTGAAGAGCTATACAACACTTTGACAGCTATTTGTTCAAGAAAGAAAATTTTCTTTATCAGGGGGGATGTTGAAGTAGATGACAGAGAAAAAATAAGGGATTTAATGGAACGTAATAATAATATTGTGTGCGTGGCTATTAGTAAAATCTTTAGTACTGGTATTAATATAAAGAACCTACATTATATTGTGTTTGCAGGTGGCGGCAAAGCTAAAGTTCGTATTATTCAAAGTATAGGTAGAGGCTTAAGATTACATGCTAATAAGGAAAAATTACACATTATAGACTTAGCAGATCAATTTACATACGGTAAACGCCATGAATTAAAGAGGCAAGCGTTATATTCACAGGAAAAAATACCTTTCGTTATAAAAACGTTGACCGAAAAAGTATAAGTAAAGAATACGATTTATGATAAAGAAAAAACCTCAGAAGCTTAAAAAAGATAAACAACTAGCAAAGTCTAAAAAGATTGAACTAGATGATACAGTACCTGATGATAAGTTAATTAAGACAGTAGTAGCCTCTATTACCGGTGAAGTAGAGCCTTCCGCTACTAAAAATACTACTAAAAAACTAAAACCTTCTGAGAAGCCGCACTATGTAAATAGTAAGCAGTTCGAGGACGAAATTCGTAAGTACTATAAATCTAATAACCTTACAGATTATCTTGCTGATGCAATAAAAAGAATTGCTTACGGGCTATCGTTTGCCCCTAATTTTATTAATTATAGCTATAGAGATGAAATGATGGGCGACGCTATAGTCAAAATGTATCAGGCTTTAAAATATAAAAAGTTTAAACTTGACCACGGCTTTAGTCCTTTTAGTTATTTTACAACTATTGCTTTTCACGCATTTATTAGCAGAATTAAAAAAGAAAAGAAGCATCATCAAATAATTGCCGACTTCAGAGAGCGTAATTATGATAGTCTTATTAATAGAGATGAAGAAGAGACAGGAATTAGGGTCTTTACAAAAGACCATGGAGTTTTAGATAATAGTGTATATAATCAAAGTAACGCTTAAGCGTTATTAATGAAGCAGAATTCTAAGATAGCTGTATTTTCCGATTTACACCTGGGCGTTCATTTAAATAGCTCAACGTGGCACGACGTTTCTTTAGCTTGGGCTAATTGGATAAAGAATGAATTGATTGATAAGGATATTACTGATATTATTTTTTGTGGTGACTTTTTTCATAGTAGAAGCGAAATCACTGTCAACACTCTTCACCATGCTTCTAGTATATTAGACGTATTTAAAGATTTTAATATTATAATGATAACTGGTAATCATGATTGTTTTTACAAGCACGATAGTAGGGTGAATAGTATTAGTATATTAAATGGAAGAAAGAATATAGAAATAATTGATAAGCCTTGCTTAAAACAAATTGGCGGCAAAGAATTGTTCTTTGCCCCTTGGGGTACAACAGTACAAGAATTACAGCAGTGCGATATTATTTTCGGTCATTTTGAAATAGAAAGTTTTAAAATGAATGCGTATAAAATGTGTGAAGATGGTATAAAGTCAAAAGAATTGCTTAATTATGCCCCTTTAATTATCTCCGGTCATTTTCACTTAAGAGAGGAAAGAAAATATGATAATGGGACTATCTTATATGTTGGCTGTCCGTTTGAATTAGATTTCGGTGACACACAAACAACGAAGGGCTATTATATTCTTGATTTAAAAGATTCGTCATACACTTTTTACCCTAATGAAATATCCCCAAAACACATTAAGATGAATTTATCTGAACTTATTAAGATAGATAACTTCAATCAAAGGGGTAAAGATTTATTTAAAAATAATATTATTAAATTAGCTGTAGACAAGATTATTGATAATAATGATTTAGAAAAAATAACTGTTAAACTAGGCGGCTTTAAACCGCAAAGCCTAGTTGTAGACCAGTCAGCCGTATTTGATAAATTTGGTAACGCTGGGCAAACTGATGTAGATTTAAGTGGTGTAGATATAACCCAAGCAATAACTGATTTTGTTAATATGCTTGATATACAAAATAAAAAAGAAGTAATAGATTACACAATAGCCCTTTACAGTAATTGCAAATGAAAAAAGTAATTTTTGAAAAATTAATAATAAAAAACTTCTTAAGTGTGGGTAATACACCTGTTGTAATTGATTTTAGACCTGGTCTACATGGCATTACAGGAATAAACCGAGATCAAATAGATAGAAGAAACGGTGTAGGTAAGAGTACAGTACCTGATGCGATGCATTTTGCTTTGTTTGGTACAACAATTAGAGAGCTGAGAAAAGAGTTTATTATTAATAATATCACCGGTCAAACCTGCGAGGTATCGCTTTCTTTTCATATAACAAGCGGCAAGAAAACTGATCAATATGAGATAGTTAGAACGTTAGAGCCAAGCAGATGTTATCTTTTTCACAATCAACGAGATGTGACAAGAGATAGTATAGCTAATACTACAGAATATATTATTTCTTTAATTGGATGTAATTCTGAATTGTTTCAAAATTGCGTAGTAATGACAGTTAACAACACTACACCGTTCATGGCTAAAAAGAAACTAGAAAAAAGAAAATTTATAGAAAGTATTTTTAATTTAGAAATTTTTAGTAAAATGCTCTCTCAATTAAGAGATGAACAATCAGAAATAAAATCAAATTATGAAATTGAAAGTGCTAGAGAGGATGAAGTTAAAAAATCAATAGACACGCTTCTCGAGCAACAGAAAAAGTCTCACGATGATTATATTACCAGAAAGGTACTTTTGGAAAAAAGACAGGTAGATAATACAAATGAACTAAATGTTCTTAATACAAAAAATAATACAGAGAAAGAATTAAATGTAGAGGAGATAACCAAAAATGTATCGCTATTGACTACAAAGCTAGAAAATTGTGATAAGCAAATTCAAGAATTAGGTAAACAAATGACTGCTCTTGAAACGACTAATGACATCTGTTTTACTACGATGAGTAAGATTGGTACAGATAAAGATGTTTGTCCTACATGCCTGAGACATATTACACGCCTCGATCATGACAATATCAAAAGTAGTAAAGCAACCTTAAAGAATGAAATTTCTTCTAGAGAAAAAGAAATCAAGGCATTTGATACAAAGATAAATGAGCTTAATATTTTAAAAACAAAAATAAACGATGCGATCAAGACAGGGCAAAATAATATTCATCAAGGCAAATTACAGAAGCAGCAAAAAGAGCATGACGCCAAGAGAATTGCTCAGTTACTCCAATACAACGAGCAGGTAGCACAAGACTTGCAGCATCTAACGGACACTAGTTTATCTCTTACATCAACAATAACTGAAGCTAATCAAAAATTAAAAGACCTTACAGATAAAGTAACAGGCCTAAAACACGTGTTAAATCTGATGGATACGGTTAAGTTTATTGTAAGCGAGGAAGGTGTTAAGAGCTTGATTGTAAAAAGAATATTAGATCTCTTTAATAACAAGCTAACATATTATCTTAAAAAACTAAACTCAACCGCTATTATAACCTTTAATGAATATTTTGAAGAACAAATTATTAATGAGAAGGGCAAACTAACAAGCTATTTTAATTTTAGCGGTGCAGAAAGAAAAGCTATAGATTTAGCAATAATGTTTACGTTTATTGATATGCTTCGCCTTCAGGGAAATATCTTTTATAATATTCAATTTTATGATGAATTGCTTGATACTAGCTTAGATGAAACCGGGGTAGAGTTAGTTTTAAATTTGCTAAATGAGTTTGTTACGAAAAATACGTTTGGTATTTATATAATCTCCCATAGAAAAGAGTGTGTCAAGTTTGTAAATGGGGATTTGATTACATTGGAGAAAAGAAACGGTATAACGACTTTATTATCGCGAGGGACTTGATTTCTGTAAAAAAAGGAATATCTAATTCAAATGTTTTTCACCGGAGAATTTACACCCCCAATACTACGTCAATCTGGTCTTGCCGGTACATTAAACATACCTAGCTCACCACAAAAGCCTGTTCTACAGCCAGATAACTCACCGCCTCCGGATGTTAATTTACCTAGAGCAATACAATATTATGCAGATTATTCAGGTTGTGGATTTTGGAGAATGCTTTGGCCAGAGCATTTGCTTAATGCTTTTGGCCGGATGACTGTTCATGGTAGTACAGTGATGGTTCTAGACCCAAGATGGTACCAGAATGTTAAGGTGGTTAGAGTTCAAAGACAAGCTACATCTTCACAGCTGCAGTTTGTTAAATTCTTAAAAGAGGTGTCGCAACACCACGGTTTCAGAATTATATATGAGATTGATGATTTAGTATTTCATGAAGACATACCTGATTACAATAAATTTAAAACAGCTTTCGTAGATCCCGAAATTCGTAAAAATGCACAGGAGATTATGTCTCTTTGCAATGAGATTACTGTTACATGTCAATTCATGAAAGACTATTATGCGGAAAAAACAGGTCATAAAAACATTACAATTATTCCTAACTTTCCTCCTAAGTTCTGGCTAGGCAGGTTTTATGATGAAAAGAGTATCAGCTCGAACTATGATACCTATAAAAACAAGCCAAGAATTTTATATGCAGGATCAGGCGCACATTTTGATGTTGAGAATAGAGTAGAGCAAAATGACGATTTTGCTCACGTTATTAAGGCAATATATGATACTTACAATGAATTTCAGTGGGTGTTCTTAGGCGCGTTTCCGCTACCGCTAAGACCTCTAGTCGAGAGGGGCCTAGTGGAGTTTCACCCTTGGGTTAATCTGTATAATTATGGTGAAAAGCTAAAAAATCTTAAAGTGAATATGCTTGTTGCGCCTCTACAGGATAATACGTTTAATAAAAGCAAATCCGATTTAAAATGGATTGAGGCAAATTGCTTGGGTCTTCCCATTGCTTGCCAAGATCTCTGCACATACAAAGACGCCGAATTTAAATTTAAGACAGGCGACGAGATGATAAAGGTGGTTAGGGATGTGTTGAGTAAGAAGGGTAGATACATGAATGTTTGTTCTGCGGCTCGTAAAAATGCAGATCAAAGATGGTTAGAGGATAATATTGAAACTTATTACGAACTGTTTAATCACCCGTACGGAAGCCCTGAACGAAAAATTTTAAATAAAATCAACGGAGTTGGTTAGTATTTATTAAGTGTTGTAATTGAAGAATAAACTCGTTTTTAATTCTATTTTCTGCACACTTTGTACACCCACCACTTCTCTTTAATGCATCTAATTTTTCTGTATATTCAACTCTTCTCTTTTCACAATCAGGAATTTCACTCGGACAAGGTAAATTGTGGTCAAAGAATTGAATTATTTTCTCCATATAATAATTTATTGCTAAGTACATAATTGCAATTATAATACTAAGGTGATTGGGTATAGAAACATAGCATACGACCCCAGACAGGAGTTAATACGACTATTTACTTGGGATACAAACGGTAATAGAATTGCTATAGATTCCACTTATAAACCCTACATATATCTAGAGTCTAACAATGCTAAAGATGCTATTAGCATTTTTAATACCAACTTAAAGAAAAAAGTATTTAAAAATCAATTTGAAAAATCAAAATATCTCAAAGAATCAGGCATTACTAGGGTATTTGAAAACCTTTCACCTGCACAACAATTCTTAATTGATAATTTCTGGGAGCACAACGAGACTGCGGATTTCTCTAAAAATCAGCTAAAGACATTCTTCTTAGATATTGAAACTTATTCTGTTGATGATTTTCCTATCGTAGAACAGGCCAACCACTGTATCAATGTAATTACCATACATGACAGTCTCTCCAACAAATATGTTACTTGGGGCACAAAACCGTACGCAAAAATTACACCAGATCATAAATTTATTTTTTGTAAAACGGAAAAAGAAATGCTTAGCAAATTTATTGGGTTTATTGAAAGTGATTATCCAGATGTAATAATGGGCTGGAACTCAGTTCTATTTGATTTACCCTATCTAGTTAATCGTATAAGAGTGTTATTTGATGATGAAACTGTAGGGCGACTCAGCCCAATGGGAAGAGTATATAGCAAAACATTAAGAGGTCAATTTGGTAGAGAGCAGACCCGTTGGTTTATAGATGGAATATCTTGTCTTGATTACCTAGACATCTATAAACGGTTCTGCTTAGTATTAAGAGAAAATTACAAACTAGATAACATAGCGCGCACAGAGCTAGGAGAATCAAAAATAGACTATGGTAATTCAAACTTAAGTGAGTTAGCAGATGTGGATTGGGATAAGTTTGTTGAATATAACGTTCAGGACGTTCGTCTGCTTGTTAAGTTAGAAGAAAAATTACAATACTTTCAGCTACTTAGAATGTTAAGTTATACCGGGCTCACGACAATGGAAGCGGCTATGGGTAGTATGAGCGTTATTATTGGAGCCTGTGCTATTCGTGCAAGATATAGAAATCGTAAAATTCCTACGTTTGTAAGAGGTGAAGATGACGGAAAGCAAAATGAGGGAGCATATGTAGGGGACCCAAAAAGAGGGTTTCAGAAATACATAGTTAGTTTTGATGCAAACAGTCTATATCCCTCAGTAATGATAACATTAAACCTTTCTCCAGAAACTAAGATGGGGGTTATAGAGCAGCAAACAGAAACAGATATTACTATTAGAGAAGTAAACGGAAAAACAGTAACAATACCAAAGACAAAATTTGCAAAGCTCGTCACAACAGAAAAACTAGCTATTAGTAAGGCTAAAGTACTTTTTAGTCAGAAGCACAAAGGTATTATTCCAGAGATGGTTGATCAATACTATAAATTGAGAGTTCTAGTTAGAAAAGAACACAAAAAAATTAAAAAACAACTTAGCACACTCGATAAAAAAGACCCAACATACAGAGCCTTAAAAGATGAATTATCGAGATTAAACATTAAGCAACATACATTTAAGATTTTTATTAATACTGTATATGGCGCGCTCGGCAATAAAGTCTTTCCTCTTGGCGATGATGACTTGGCAAGGAGTATTACTTTAACAGGTCAAGCTGTTATTAAGCAGGGTAATAAAATTCTAGAAGATTTTATACAAAGAAAAGGCAATCTCACAAAAGAAGAAATTTCACAAAATACTCCTATTATTTATAATGATACTGATTCAAGCTATATTTCACTTGAACCATTGGTAAAAAAACTAGGTATTACGGCCATTGACAATAATTTCAAAGTAACTCAAGATTTTTATAAACTCGTAGATGAAATTGAACATCATCTTAATATTGAAATTAAAACATGGTGTGAAAAGAATCTTAATAGTATAGACAGTAGAATTACGTTTAAGAGAGAGGCTATCTGTGACGTAGGAATGTTCTTACAGAAGAAGAGATATGTAATTCATGTGCTTGACGAAGAGGGTATAGCGTGTAAAAAATTTAAATATACCGGTGTTGAAATTGCTAGGACCACGATGCCAGATCCAATTAAACCCTTAGCCAAGAAAATTGTTGAAACAATGCTACTTACTCAGAACCAACAAAAAACAAATGAAATTATAGCTGAAACTTACGATTTGTTCAAAACGCTACCAATAAGCGATATATCATTTGTTATGGGTTTGAAGGGATATGAAAAATATTCAGGCAGATGTGATGGATTCAAAACTGTTAAGTCCATGCCATTACATGTTAAGGCGGCTTATTATCATAATTTGTTACTTAGAACATTTGGTATTGAAAAGAAGTACGAACAGATTGCCAGCGGTGATAAGATTAGATACTTCTATGTCAAGCAACCTAATAGATATGGTATAAACGCAATTGCATACAAATATTACTATCCAGAAGAATTTAGTAAAATATTTCAACCAGATAGTGAATTAATGTTTGATAAAATCATCTTTAGTGCTGTTGAAAGGTTTTATGAGTCTGTCAACTGGACACCCCGTAAACCGGGCGAAGCCACACAGTGTGATTTATTTCAACTTTTAGGTGCTTGATTTTTCAAAAAATTATATTATATTAACTATATGAGTAATATTACAGTATTTGTCAATCATGTAGGTCAAACAATTTTAGGTGAGCTAGTCAGCGACAATGACAGCGGTCTTACTGTTAAGAACCCTGCTGTGTTGCATGTTAGCCCTAGCCAAACCGGTCAATTGCAAGTTCAATTGATTCCTATGTTCTTTAAGGAATTTATTGAAGAAAAGTCCCGTAATGACGGCGCTCAATTTACCTTTAATAGGGGTAGTATTGTTACTTCTTCAGTAAAGCTCGAACCTAAGATTGCCGAGCAGTATACTAGAATTTTTGCAGCTGTCAAGCCTGTAAACGAGGGCAAAGGCAAGGATGCACCAGTTATTAAGCTGTTCGACGAATAATAATGAAGCAAGACGAGCTGTTGTCAAAAGCATTTAAGGCTCTAGATGCTTTAAACCCTGAAGCTACGTTTCTTTCAGAAAATGCGCTTTGTAATGTAGACACTTGGTATGATACAGGTTGCTATGCATTAAATGCCATTGTTTCTGGGAAATTAAGAGGGGGCGGTATACCTAAGGGTCGCATAACAATTTTTGCAGGCCCTTCACAGACCGGTAAAACTCTTCTTGTTAATAAAATTTTAGGCTTAGCCCAGAAAAGAGGTGTTGTACCTGTTATATTTGATACTGAGTTTGCTATCGATAAGACAACTACAGCCGGGGTAGGCTTGGATCCAGATAAAACAAAATATGTTCCTGTCTATACTATTGAAAATGCTCGTAATCAAATTAGTACATTTTTAGATAGTATTGTTGAGAACAATTTACAGGGTAAATTTATTATCAGTTTAGATAGTCTAGGTAATCTTGCCGGTAGTAAAGAAGTAACAGATGTAGAGAAGGACAAGAGTGCTGCTGATATGGGCACTAGAGCAAAGGGGCTTAAGAGCATGTTACGTCTTCTTACATACAAGGCAGGTAGAGCTGGTGTTCCTATTTTGATGACTAATCACACTTATAGTGATCCTGCCTCTCTATATCCTTCATTAGTACAAAATCAAAGTGGTGGAAGCGGCCCGCTATACATGGCTAGTGTGATTGTTCAGCTGGCTAAAAAGAACGAAAAACAAGAAAGTGAAGATGAGGCTATTTTACCTGAAGCTAAAAATTATAACGGTGTCACTCTTCGTGCACTAACGGTCAAAAATAGATTTGTACCGCCTTTCTTAGAAGCGAGTATTAATTTAAATTATTTAACTGGTCTCGACAAATATAGTGGGTTGCTCGAGATGGCTGTTAACCATGGTTTGATTATTCAAACCGGTTCTACTTACACCAAACCAGACGGTACCAAGCTAGGATATGCTAAGAACTTTACTAAAGAGCCAAAGTTCTATGAAGAGCTTATCCCTCTATTAGATAAAAAGCTTGAAACTGCATACAAGTATGGAAATGTATCTGGTGAGGATGTAGGTGAAAAAGAATAAGGTTGTAGTTCCTATATCTGGAGGAATGGACAGTACAGTAATACTGTACAAAGCTGTTGAGCAATTTGGATCAGAAAACGTTTTTGGACTTTCATATGATTATGGTCAAAGACATAAAAGAGAATTAAAATTAGCTGAATACCATGTTGAAAAGCTTAAGATAAAAGAGTGGCAGACTATTGATACGTCTTTTATTAAGAAACTTGCACCCACAAGTAGTCTTACAAACAATGACATAGAGACCCCTGATATAAGACAGATAGCGGGAGAAGCTCAGCCAAAATCATACGTACCTAATCGTAATATGATATTTTTAAGTATTGCTGCATCCTATGCAGAAGCTGTAGGCGCTTGTATTGTATATCACGGTGCAACTAAAGTAGATAGTTTGGCCGGGTATTGGGATGCAAGTCCTGAATTTTTGCCTACTATTAATGGTGTGTTGGCGTTGAACCGAGAAACAAGAATAAAAATAGAGGCACCGTTGATAGAAATGGATAAGGCTGAAATAGTAAAGGAGGGCGTAAGACTAAAAGTAAAATTTAGCAAAACATATACTTGTTATTCTGGTGAAAATTTATGTGATGCAAATTCACCGAGTAGTGCATTAAGAATTAAAGGTTTTGCTAATGCAGGTTATATTGACCCCTTACCCTATAGACAAGACTTAAAGCCTGTTTGGGAAAAATATAACTGTAGAATAATAAGCTACGATACCTATAATAATTAAATGTGCGGTATATTTGGAGCTGTAAAAAAAGAATCGTTTCTCGATTTATATGATTTGAATAGAAAAAGGGGTAGCTTTTCCACTTCATTAGTTATTTTTACAACAACAAGTGATTTAGTTGTTCATAGGTGGAATGGATCCATTTCTTTGAAAGACGCTAGCAAAGAGTTGGATGAGAGTATTAAAAAACAAAAGATACAGCCGTATTTTTATCTCGGACACACTCAAGCTCCTACATCTAGCAAGCGTAAATTCTCCCGTGAAACATCACATCCATTTGTATATGAAAACTGGGTAGTGGCACATAATGGTGTTCTTTCCAACTTTGATAGTATTAAAAAAGAATATAATCCTAAATGGCCGAACCCAGTAGACTCGAGCATTATACCATATATGCTACACACTATAGAGGCCTCGGGTGAAGGAGAGTTTGATCCCCTTCAAGTTATCGTTTCAACATTATCACAACTAGAAGGTACTTTCGGATTATGGATAGCAAACACCAATGAAAGGAAAGTTAATTTAGCAAGATGTGGTAGTACAGTTTTTGCAAATATGCTCGAAAATGAGTTTAGTAGTGTTAGATTTAAAAACAGCGAACCTTTAGAAGAGGGTGTGATCTATGAACTCACAACAGAAGGATTAACTTCAGTGGCAAATTTTGATTTTAACAGTCCGTTTTTTACTTAACTAAAATCTCCGTAGTTGGGGTCCCCAGGGGTACTTCTAATATTAAACAGCTCTTTAGCCGCCATATGAACATCGTCCCCTTCTGGGTATTCGTCTATTGTCTCTACTTCTCCCGAACCTTCACCTTCTTTAGCTTTTTTCTCAACTTGTTTTTCTTTAATTACACCAGCTGTCTTTAAAATATCAAACAAATCAAAAGATTTAATTTTTAGAGGTTCAATACCAGGACGATCATTATATTCGTTGATAGCGGTCTTTAGAACGCCTAAAATTTCTTTTTCTGGTACATCATCATCAGGTAGGCTCATTACAATTGGTCTTAATGCTTTGTTTTCTAATTTGACAGCTTTATCAATTTCAAAAACTGTTTCTGTTTTTGGAGCAGCTGCTGCTTTAGCGGCTTTTACTTCTTTTTTTCTTGCTGCATCCATAACCAGGCCACCCTTTGTCTTTTTTGCACCTAAAAGATAGTTTAAAACATAGTTTATAGTAAAGCCTGCTTGAGAGCGAACAACTCCGAATTTTTGAGTAAATGATGGATAATCTTTTCTCCCCTGTACAAGCTCATTAATAAAAGTTTGTGGGTCACCAGGGTAATATAGTTGCTCTTTATTGTCTATTAATTTTTTTGTAAGTTCAGGATGACCTTTAATAAAGTTTGCCATATCTTCTCCAATTTGTTCCTCCGTCTTTTTTGTAGCTACGGCAATCTTTGCAATTGCACCAGCTCCATATGCTTTTCCTTGCCCAGGCATAGTTTTTTGAGTTATAGGCTCTGTTGTAATGTCACCAGACATCTCTATAGGAGCTTCTGTCAAGATTTTTGATTTAGCTTGAGAGTATGCCTCAAAAATTAACTTACTATCTAAGTCCATAATACTTGATTATTTATATCGATAAATTATCATTTATTAGTGAGTAAAATAGGTATTTTCGCCGTAAGTCCATTAGAAGAAAACTGCTTATTGGAGCAAAGTTGTAAGAAGTTAAAGGATATAGACTTACACATAGTCTATAACAATAAAAAGGTCGGATTACCGGAGTACTATAACAGCATTATAAACAACAAAGAAAATAGCAAATATGATATTGTTGTTCTATGTCATCATGATATAACGCTAGAATATGCAAATCTTAGCACCCTTCATGAAGGCTTGAGAAAGTATGATGTGCTTGGTGTTGCAGGTGGCCTTAACCCTACTATTAAAGATAAGAATTTATGGCATTGGATGATGACTAAAGATTACTATAGAGGATTTGCAGGTCATTTTGCAGATGATAGTGATTTGATGTACATAACACAATTTGGACCTTCACCGGCTAGAGTCACTTTGTTAGATGGTGTATTTTTAGCTTTAGATATAAAAAAGGTAAGAGGGACCGGGGCCCGCTTTGATGAAAGATTTATGTGGCATCATTACGATATAGATTTTTGCTTGACATGTAACACGTACAAGCTTAAATTAGGTGTGTGGCCTGTTTTATTGTATCATCAAAGCCCGGGATTAAGAAATATAGATGACTCACATTGGACCGAGAGTAATAAGAAATTTATTGAAAAATGGAAATGAATACAGAAATTAAAAAGCGGTCCTTAGATTTAGACTATTACGAGAAAATCGTAGCATATAACTGCTTAGTGGACCCGGTTTATCTATCTTCTATTATTGATTTTTTGGATGTAAAATTTTTTAAAGATAAGGATATTAGTACTGTAGTCAGAATTATATTAAGTTTCTTTAAGCAACATGGCACTGTACCGACTAATACAGAGTTAAAAGCCTACCTAACCTCGGACGATTTAAAGGAAAGCTTTAAGAGGGTTGTTCTTTCTTTTTCTGACATAGATAAAAATTTTAATAAACAAGAGCTAGTGGAAAATACAGAAATTTTCTTAAAAGAAAAGGCCGTATACAATACCTTATTAGACGCAGCAGAGAAGCTAGATAATAAACAACTTAATACATCTGATCTTTTAACTAAAATGGAAAAAGCTGTTGGTGTTAATTTAACTCAAAATTTAGGTTTAGAGATTTTTACAGAAGTAGATAGGTTTATAGAAGAGCTACATAGAGAAGATCCCTGCATTAAGACTGGTTGGAAATGGTTAGATAATAAGCTTGGGGGTGGGTTTTTAGAGAATGGACGCTCAATGTATGTTTTTGCAGGTGAAACTAATGTTGGTAAAAGTATTTTTCTAGGTAACGTAGCTACTAACGTAGCTCTTCAAGGTAAGACTGTATTGTTAGTTTCTCTTGAAATGAGTGAAATAATGTATGCAAGAAGACTTTCTTCTTCAATTACTAATATTCCTCTTAGTCATTTAAAGGAGGATTCTGATTCTCTTAAGAAAGTAATAAAGGAAATTCATAATGATAAAAAATCAAAAATTTTTATCAAAGAGTTCCCTCCATCTACCCTAACACCTCATCAATTGAAAAGCTATGTTAAGAAACTAATGCAAAAAGGTATTAAAATTGATTTAATAGTGCTCGACTATTTAAATCTGTTGCATAGTCCTGTTGGTAATAATAGTTATGAACGAATTTTATACTCCGCTCAGCAGGTTAGAGCGATTAGCTATGATGTTATGTGTCCTATAGTTACTGCCACTCAGTTAAATAGATCTGGCTATAATGTAGACAATCCCGGTCTAGAAACAATTTCTGAGAGTATTGGTTTAGCCACAACATCTGATGCTATTATATCAATATGGCAAAAAGATGAGGATAAGGAGCTTGGAATAATAAATGTAGGTATGTCAAAAAATAGATTTGGACCTAATTTTGGTAGTATTGCTTTAAAGATTGATTACAATACTTTAATTATTTCGGAAGACGAAACAGTAAATGAAAGTGCGGAAGCGATGCAGTTTTCTAAGACTCTGACAGTGTTAAGCGACAATTCATAAGGGATTTTGTTAAATTGATGTATAAATGTTATTATCAATGAATTTTAGTAACATTAACCACGAGGAAACAGATCACCTTTTTAGATGTTTTTGTAGTTATGTTTGTATATGCTACAATAAAAAATATAATTTAGCTAACATATTACTTCTTTTTCTTCAAAATACATCAATAAAAAATTTTTTTAAGAGCATGATGGATGTAGAGGATGATGTATCTGCGGTAAGAATATTTTTAGAATTTGACCCTTCTCTTTGCAAAAGCAAATATATTATGAAATATTTGAATAAGCATAAAAAATGATTGGCAGTTTAACTTTTACATACGGGGATAAAAGGCTTGAATTAGTTGAGTACAAATCTAAAGATTTATCCGACAAACATTTTAGAAATTTACTAGACTTAAACTTATATCTTTTTCATAATTCACCCAATGAGTACATTGATAATGTTAAAAACAGCAAACTGCTTGACGGTTTTAATTTTACTTTTGGTACTATTTCTGGGGATTATCCTGCCGCTTTAAAACTAGCTTTAACCAAGCTTAAGGAAAAAGGTGTAAGAAAACTTTTTTTTATTCAAGATGATGCTTTTTCTTGTTTAAAAGATTTAAGCCTTTATAATGAACTTGTGGACTTTGCTAAAACAACAAGCTTACCGTATTTTTGTATAGAGCATTTTGACGGCTCTGGCAACCCTACCACACTAGTCAATGCAAACGGGTTTAATGTATTGGATATAAATACTAGCTGGTTTGAAGAAAAGGGTTGGTGGCCTTGGGACGATGCTTCATACTGCGCAGACATTGACTATGCATTAGAAACTATACACGATGATCAGTATTTTTCATATCCAGATATATGGTCTGCTGAATTCTATTTAAAGCATAAATTTACCAAAACTAATTCACAAAGACCCATATGTGACAAGCAGTTTTTTAGAAGAACAAATATTGTGGGGGCTAATTCGTGGAATAGGGAAAATGAATTAAAGCATTTAGCTGATTATTTTAAATGATTTCCGAAAAAATAATTTATAACACGTTTCTAAAAATTTCTAGAACCAAGAGCGGTTTACCGTTTAGGTTTAGAAAACAATGGGACAATTTTGAAACGTCAGAGGCATACCCGTATGTTTTAAAACTAAAAAATTTCTTTTCAAGAAATCATAGTGTTGATTTAGCCGAATTTTTTATTGCACCTTATACTATATACCCAGGTGAGAGCGGGTTTGATTTAAAGTTTTATTCATCACAAAATGCAATAAAAGTATACACTTTAGCTATGAAGCAAAAACTACTTCTTCCGCCTGATGACAAATTTCACCTTAACAGTATTGCAAAGGGATTAGCTTTTATAAAACAATTTTGCAAAGACAAGGCAATAACGGTACAGGAATACCCCCTGTTCAAAGATGGGGTACAACATGCTTTTATAACTCATTTAAAAGATAGAAAAATTAGTCTTTATAATTTGTTTGCATTTGAAAACTTTGATAAGTGCTTACAGCAAAACGATCCAGACTTACTAAGATTTACACTAGGTGATATTTACGACAATATACCTGTTTTTCGTACAAAATATTTTTCTAGTAAAACTGCCAAATACTTAGCAATGCAAGGGTTGAAAAAGATTTTAGGAAATAAATCTTGATTTCTAGTTAGGACATATTATCATAATTAATATGAGTACAATTACCAATACGATGTTTGAGAGCATTAAGACTGCACTGGCAAAAAATAACAATACTTCTTCTAGAAATAAAGATATTCTTAAACTTGAAGTAGGGAATACCTATACCGTCAGACTTTTACCTAATGTAAAAGAACCGGCTAAGACATTTTTTCACTACTATACTTTTGGGTGGACAAGCTTTGCAACCGGTCAATATGTTTCTGCAATTAGCCCTACCACTTTCGGTGAAAGAGACCCTATTGCAGAGGCTCGTTATCGCATCTTAAAGACCGGTACAGAGGAAGATAAGGCCAAGGCCCGAGCAATTCTTAGAACAGAAAAGTGGTTAGTTAATGCTTATGTTATTAACGACCCGGTGAACGAGGCAAATACTGGTAAGACAATGATTGTTCGATATGGTAAGCAGCTTCATAAGATTATTAGCGACGCTATTGAAGGTGAAGGAGCTGAAGATCTTGGCGCTAGAATTTTTGACCTTACTGATAAGGGCTCTAGTTTGAAGATTAAGGTAGAGCAGCAAGGAGATTTTCCTACTTACGTTAGTAGTAAGTTCTCTTTGCCCAAGGCTATCGAAGGGGTTGATAAGAAAAAAGCTGACGAGATTTATAAAAATACATTTGAACTTGAAACGGTATTTCCTGTTAAGAGTTATGATGAATTAAAGACTATGCTAGAAGAGCATTACTATTGCAAGAGTGAGTCTACACCAGCACCTTCGAAGAGAGTAGAAGCTGCCACCCCGGTAGTAGCAGAACAAGAAGTCTTAGAAGATGAGACCGTTCAGAAGCTTCTTGCTGGGCTTGACGAAAATTAATAATGTCTGATGCACTTGTACCATTAGATCCGAATAGCCCTCAAGCAAAAGAGGCTATTATTAATCTTTTGGGTACTACGTTAGCAGAGTTAAAAAATATTGATAAAAGCGTTATAGGTTCATCTAAATTTGTTTCTGGTAATAGAACTAATTTAGAAAATGTTTTTAGAACCACGGTTGAATCAGCAGTACAGCCGGCTCAATCACCAGCAACAGTATCTGCCCCGGCCAATAGTCAAGTAACTGTTACCTTTACGCCGCCTCCGCAAAAACAACAACCTGAAGTAGTTGAAGACCCTAATCAATTAGTCTTTGATTTTAATCAAAAAATTACTCCTGATATTGTTAATAATAAACTAGATCGTATTTTAGATAAATTGGATAGAATTATTGATAAACTATCCAAATCATAATCTTGCTTTCTAGTATATTCTTGTTATAATATTTCTGTGAATGTTCATATCCCAGACCGTAAGCTTTTTTTAAATGGCTTCTTACTCCCTCTTAGTAAGATAAATGATAGTTGCGTAATAACGGTTACCGGTGAAGGGTTTTCTAGTGTTGTTAGTACAACCGACGCTTCCGTTATATTGCACTCTGCATATAATACCGAGCTTGATACCGAAACAACCTTAAGATTAAACATTTCGGATATTAAAAAGGTTATTAAGGCTTTAGAATGCGTACAAGATAATAATTTTACTCTAACAATTGATAAAAATAATATTAGCTATTCAGGGCCAGAAATTAGGTTTAAATACCATCTACTCGAAGACGGTATTATTATACCCCCAAAAGTCGACGTTTCTAAGCTTGCAAGCTTATCGTTTCCTATAACATTTAACATACAATACAAGTCGTTAGTTGATCTGTTGAGAGGCTCTACATTTGCAACTGAAAGTAACAAGTTATATATCTACTCACAGGATGGTAAAATATATGGCGATTTAACAGATAAAGCAAGACATAATGTTGACAATATTTCCTTACCTTTAGGGGATTACACTGGCAGTCCGCTAGAATCTTTATGCTTGAATTTTGAGTTAATCCGAATAATTAGTAGTGTGAGAGTAAAGCAGTTAGAGTGTAAAATTAATCCAAAATTAGGAGTTATAATGTTTCAACTTTTAGACGGAGTTGTTAAAACACGTTACATAGCTTCGTCACTAGTAAAATAATGAAAAACAAAATTACAACACCAGGTTATTTCGTTAAGAGACTTAGGGATAACGGTTTTATTGTTTTAAAAACATTCAATGGATATGGTGCACACGACCCAAGAAGATGGACGGTATTGGTCGATCCAGGCGGCGCGAGCTTGTTTATTACTTGCTTTCAGAATAAGGATTTTTTAAACGATATAATGTTTGAATTAAATGACGGTGGTATTCGAATTAACAAAAATTATTGTATTAAAACCGATAGTATTGAAGTGATTATTAGATATCTTATTGAAAGAGGTATTAACAACAATGCCAAAAACACACCATATTATGCTGAGCGCCCTAAATATACATGTGAAGCACCCAAGCAAACATAATAGCGACGGGGATAGTATGAAGCCGGATAATTCCAAAAAGATTCAAAAAGGCCAGATGGAGGATCTTATTAGGTCTGTAATGAATGATTACATGATGCACCATGCGCTCAGCAAGTCGGAAAAGTCTAAAAATA